AGCATCGCGCTCGAGAGCGTCGACCCGTACTGGACACTGGGCGGCTCCTGACCCGTGGCGGTGTCGATCGTCTACCAAGAGAACCTCTCGGGCAGCGTCGGCAATCTGACGTGGGGCACTCCGCGACCGCAGGGAACGTGCTCTCCGTGTTCTACGCGCACCGCGACAGCGGGACGCCGAACGAGATCGCCGGTTGGACGCTCGACCCGAACTACTACCAGTCCGGCGGCTTCGGCGATGACAACCTCGTCCACTACTACAAGGTCGCCGACGGTGGCGAGACGACGATTGCTGTCGCGAATGCGGGCACGATCGCGATCTACCGCGAACTGGCGAACGCGACGATCGTCGGCTACGCGTCCGCGATGGGCACCGACACCCCCGGAACGCTCATCGGCCCGCCGGTCGATCTCGAGGCGGACGAGGGAATCCTGCTCTCCGCGACGCAACTGACCGTCGATGACGAGGCAGTGCCCTGCTATGTGGAGGTGCTACCGGACGTCGTAGACCTAGGCGGCTGCACGATCTACCACCCGCACTTCGGGAGCACGCACCGGCTCCTGACGGGCGCGGGGACCTACCAGTCCGAGGTCGATTACTCCGGCTGGGGCGGCTTCCCGACCGCGCACATCTTCTCCGTGATCTTCCCGGCCGTGGACGCACCGCCGCCTCCGCCCCCACCGATCTGCCGGCCGATGCAGGCCGATGTCTACCAGCCCGGCGTGCCATCGGGGGATCCGACCGCCCTGACCTTCCTCGCGACGCTCTGCGGGGCGTTCAAACAGTGGCTCATCGACGAGGAGCTCGGACCCGGATCGGGTGGCTTCACGATCAACCGGTACGACCCCGACGCGACGGCGGCGGTCCTCGGCGCCGGCGGGGACGACGCGCGCCTCGTCAAGATCCGAATCGCCGACGTCGCCGATGCGCCGATCTTCGCGTGGTGGCTCGAGCGCGGGGCGTTCACCCTGCTCGATTCGAACGAGGAGGGCGCCGAGAACCTTGTATTCGCTGGTCGTGGCGCGCTGGCATATCTCGCTCGAGGCGTCATGGCGCCTCGCTCGTACCTGACCGATCCGTATGACGGTATCGACCCGCGCGACGGCGTGTGGCGCTTCGAGCGGCCCGATCTGCCGGCATCGCTCGCGTTCCTCGCGTCGGCTCGCAACGCGACCGGATCACTCGTCGACACGTGGCAACTGCCGGCGGTCAATCCGAGTGGTGACGACGTTCTCCTCGTGGCATTCGTTCAGCTGCGCGCGAACGAGGACGTCACCCCCCCCGCAGGATGGACCGAGCGCGTCAGTCAGGACACGTCGCTCGGCGGGGCTGAGCTCCGCTACCTGCTCGCGGACAAGATCGAGGCGACCGGCCCGGGCCCGTACGCCGACACGTTCGAGTCTGACGATCCGGCCCGATGGACGGCGGCGCAGCTGGCGTTCCGCTCGACCGGTGCGGCGACTTCGAACACCGGATCGGAGCACCAGGCGGAGAGCTCGACCGAGGCGACGATCACCGCGACCTACTCGGGCGCCACGACCGCAGGCAACATCCTCCTCGCCTACGTGACATTGACGACGGTGTCGGCAGCGGGGACGCCCGGCGGGACGACATTCGAATGGCCGCCCGGCTGGACGCAGCTGCTCACGATCCCCAACGGGAACACCTACACAGGGGTCGCCGCTGTCGGGTTCAAGCCGGCCGACGGAACCGAGACCGGCGTGACGGTGATTGTGCGCGACGACACGGAGATCACGAGCACGAGCCTGCTCATCGCCGAGTACCCGATCCTCTATTCGCCGCTCAAGGCCGGCGAGATCCTGTGGCTCGTCTGTCGCGAGCTCATGGAGGTCGGGCGGCCTGACTCTCCGGTCCCGATCCTGACGCTCGACTTCACGTACGAGCTCGACTCGAACGGCGACCCGTGGGACGAGACCGCTGCGACGGGCGCCTTTACCGCGAACGTCGGCGAGAACGTCCTCGCTGTCGTCCAGCGGTTGATCGATACCGGCGAGATCGTGGTCGTCATGGGCCCCGACCTCGTGCTGCACGCGTACAACCGTTCGACCTACGGGCGTGACCTGACCGGCGCGGCGTTCGGTGCCGGCATCGTCCGACTCGTCGAGGGGCTCGGTCTCTCGGAGCGCCTGACGCGCGAGCGCCAGGAGCCCCGGGGCGCGACGCACGTATTCGCTCTCGGCGACGAGGACACCTTCGCTCATCGCGCCCTGCCGGACGCTGACGATCGCGTCACGCGCGAGGTCGCGGTGCGGGTCCCGCATACCGTCGATGCCGCTGCACTGGCGGGCGTGGGCGACGCCGAGCTCGCCAACCGCCAAGAGCACTTCGAGCGCCTCTCGGTCACCGTCACAACCCCGAAGCTCGAGGAGACCTACGCGGCCGCCGCTCTCGAGGGTCGCTACTTCCCGGGTCCCGAAGATACGAACGGGCACTTCTGGCCTGGTGACGTCATCACGGTCGACAGCGGCAGCGGCCCGTTCGACCTCGACGAGGAGGACCTCCGCATCGCAGCCGTCGCGATCAAAGAGGGCGACGAGCTCGCGACGAGCGACTCCCGTGACCTCGAGGTCGTCGCGCGCCTGCTCTCGAATAAGGACACGCAGGACGCGGATATCGGCGGTTCAGGCGTCTCGAGCCCGTCCTCGGGTTCGGTCGTGGCTGGCGGTGACCACGGGGCGCACACCGGGCTCACCGATGACGATCACCCGCAGTACCTCCTGCGCTCCGAGTTCCCCGACATCGGCGACCACGGCGCGCTGACTGGCCTTGGAGATGACGATCACCCGCAGTACCTCCTCGAGTCCATCGTCGACGCCAAGGGCGACATCATCACGGCGACCGCGGACAACACGCCCGCCCGGCTGCCGGTTGGCGGCGACGAGGCGGACTTGATCGCGCTCGCAGCTGAGACGACCGGGCAGAAGTGGCGCAAGAACACGGTCACCACGACCGACCCGACGACGGGCGACGACTCCGGCGACGGCTACCGCATCGGCTCGCGGTGGCTGAACACCACGGACGACACGGAGTTCGTCTGCCTGGACGCCACCGTCGCCGCTGCGGTGTGGGTCGAGACGACTGGCGGGGGAGGGGCCTCGGCGCTTGACGACCTGACCGACGTCATCCTCACCAGTCCGGCCACGGGCGAGGCGCTCGTGTTCGACGGAAGCGACTGGGTGAACGACACGATCGCCGCTGGCGCGTCGGTCACCGTCGAGGAGGAGGACGGCTCCCCGTCGGACGTGTTCGACACAATCCGGTTCCCGTCCGGCACGCTCATCGACAACGGCGACGGCTCGGTGTCGGTGCGGCAGGTGCCGACCGGGTTCATCGGAGCCCAGGTCCACCACAACACGACGACGAGCTCGAGCCCGCTGCCGTTCAACACGAAGGATTACGACACCGACGGCTTCTGGGCGACCGGCGCGAACACGAAGTTCACCGTCCCGGCAGGCATGGCGGGCAAGTACCGGATCACGTTCTGGGGCCTCGCAACCGGCAGCGAGGCCCGCGTCCGCAAGAACGGCGCGACGCCCTACATCGGCCCGAACACACCGAACGGCGCGCAGATCTGGAACGTCAGTTTCGACGCGGACCTGCTCGCCGGCGACTACATCGAAGTCGTGGTTACCGGTAGCACGTGGGGCCACGCGTCGGCGTCTGAGGCGCAGATCACGTTGCAGATCGCCAAGCTCGACTCCGGCAAGGTCGGCTCTGGCGTCGGGGCGAAGGCATACAACAGCACGACTCAGGCGATCAACAGCACCACGGCTGCCCTGACCTTCGACTCTGACGAGTTCGACACCGACGGGTTCCACGACACGGGCGCGAACACGTCGCGCATGACGATCCCGCCGGGCATGGCCGGGCTCTACCTCGTCACTGCGGCTGCGTTCGCCAGCAACAGCGCGATGTCCGACGCATGGCTCCGCCTGAACGGCACGACCCGGATCCGGTCGAACGTGCCGTACGCATCGGGCGGTGGTGGTGGCAGCCCGTTCGGCACCGCGATCCTCTCGCTCGTAGCTGGCGACTACGTCGAGATGATGATCACGACCGTCGGCTCCGAGAACTTCGGCAGCGCGACCACCGGCGAGGAGCAGGCGGTTTTCACGATCATGCGGCTCGACTCGCCAGCAGGCGGGGTGCTCAAGTCCGACAAGGCGAGCCGGACGTCCGGCGACCTGACCACGACGAGCACGACGCTGGTCGATGCGACCGGGATGTCGATCACGCTCATCACCGGCGCCCGGCGCTGCCTCGTGGTCGTGAACGCGACGGGCGCCAACTCGTCTGCCGAGCGCGTGATCCTCGACCTCGAGATCGACGGCGTTGCCCAGGGCCAGACGTACGGGCTCGCGCAGATCAGCCTCGCGGCGACCGAGACGGGCAACCTCTCATTCGCGTTCCTGACCGATGTGCTCGCGGCCGGATCGCACACGATCAAGCTCCGCTGGCGAGTCACGGGTGGCACCGGGACCCTGAACGCGAATACCTCGACGGGCCCGCTGGTCATGGAAGTCCAGGAGATGCCGGACTCCGGACTCTCTGCGGCCGGGTCGCTGCTCGCGGCGGATCGCAAGACGCTCACGACCGGCGACAAGACGACTAGCTCCGGGACCTTCGGGGACATCGACTCGGGTCTGAACATCACCCTGACGACAGGCGCCCGCCGCGTCCTCCTGATCTTCGAGGCGACGGTCAGCAACAGCGGCTCGGACTCCACGAACCTCGACATCGACATCGACGGCACCCGGCAGGGCCTCGACCGGGGCCTCGTGTTCGTCGGTGGCGCGTCGCACCACCACAACGGAACGATGGTCTACCTGACCGACGTTCTGACGCCGGGCCCGCACACGTTCAAGCCTCAGTTCGCGACGCTCGGCGGGACCTCGACGGTCCGCGGCGGGACGTCCACCTTCTCGCCCGCGAAGTTCTCTGCTCAGGAGATGCCGGACACCGGGCTACCAGCGCCCGACGTCACGCGCGTCGTCCGAGGCGCGGTCAACGCGGACGGGACGACGCGGCGAGGGAGCGGGTTCAGCGCCGTCAACACCGGCACGGGCGCCTATCTCGTGACGTTCGATGTTCCCTTCACGCAGGCGCCGATCATCGTCGCAGGTTCGGACGAGGGGGCGCTCTACGGTGCAGATGTCGGCACCGTCACCGCGTCCACGTTCGTCGTGCGGACAGGCACGCCCGGCGTATCGTTCTCAGATCGGGCGTTCGACTTCATTGCCGTTGCCGTCACCGCCTCATTGCCGATCGCCAGCACGCCACCGATCGCGATCCTCCAAGATCAGAAGTCACAGAACACCAGCGGCGGCACGTTCACGTCCGGCGCGTGGCGGACCCGCGACCTGAACACCGAGGTCAGTGACGGGGCCGGGATCGTCGCCCTGTCCTCGAACCAGTTCACCCCGATCGCCGGCACGTATCGCATCCACGTGCGGTGCCCGGCCTACGGCGTAGAGCGCAACCAGTCGCGCTTGCAGAACGTCACGGCGGCGACCACGACGATCACGGGCTCGAGCACCTACGGCTCGCCCGGCGGCAGCGCGGCGGATGAAGTGGACTCGATCATCGAGGGCATCTTCACCGCGAACGGCACCGACGCGTTCGAGGTCCAGCATCGGTGCCAAACGACGAACGCACTCGGTTTCGGCGTGGAGGCGAACTTCGGGACGGAGGTCTACACGACTGTCGTCCTCGAGCGGATCGCGTGACCCTCGAGGAGTGGCTCGGTGCCGCCGTCCAGGGCGGGCTCGGGCTACTCGGGCTCTACCTGTTCGTCCGGAACATCATCCAATCCAAGCCGGCTGTCGACGAGCGGATCGCTGAGCTCAAGACAGCGCACGCCGAGGCGATCGCGCAGCGCGACGCCCGGTTCGCCGAGATGCGGGCCGATCGAAACGAATGGCGCCGGCTCGCGCTCGGCACTGAGAGGCGCCTCGACGTGGCGGCGCCGATCATTGCGACGGCTGCGCGAGTAGCGGTACCATCGCCGACGCCCGACGAGGGACGCGGTTGAGGTTTCTACGCCGAATGCTCGCTCCGCAGCGGCGGCCAGAGGTCGCCAGGACCCCCGCGCCGCCAGCCGGCCTGACCGCTGCGGACAAGGACGAGCTCGCGCGGGTGCGGCCCCGGATCGAGCGCAAGTGGGAAGCATTCGACGAGTTCGTGGCGGACCATCGGGCCACTGACCGAAGGCTCGGGCTCGACCCGCGATGAGCCGCGGCCGTCGGTTCGCGGTTCAGCTGATCCTCCTACCGCTTCTCTGGCTCCTCGCCAGCGTGAACTTCTCGTGGTTCCAGGTTGTCGTCGGGGCATCGCTGATCGTGTCGCTGCCGGCCGCGCTCGGGATCGCCGGGGCGCTCGTGTACCTGACCCGGCTCGCGGATCGCACGCCGGATCCGCTGACTGGCGAATCGGGCGCTCCGGAGTCGATGGTGCGCGAGGCCGACCAGGCGGTCACCGTGGCGTTGATCCTGTCGGGCTGCATCCTCGCGGGCGCACTCGCGATCGGTCGAGCCATCCCGGCGATCAAGGCGCTCCTCGAGCTCGCACCCGAGTTCGCACGCGCGTCCATCATCGGGCTCGGGTGGGCGCTGTTCCTCGTCCTGTTCCTCGTCTGGCCGTGGTTTCGCGACCTCAAGGACAAGTGGCTCCCGATGATCGCGAGCCGCATCACGGGGCGCGACTAGGCGCGTACACTCTCGCGCAGGGAGGATCGATTGACTGACGCGATCCCGATCAAGCAACTCGACGGGTCCACCTACCAGGGCGTGAACTGCGGTTGCGCGGTCGGCGCGATGCAGGTCGAGCAGGCCACCGACAATCGAGCCCGCCCGACGCCGGCGCAGTTCCGCTCGCACGTCAAGAACGCGAACGGCACGCAAGACCGCGACGCGATCGGCTCGAGTCAGATCCGCGACGTCCTCGTCGGGACCTACGGGCTCAAGGCCGAGCTCCGGTTCGGGATCCCGTTCGCCGATCTCGACGATCTCGGTGACCGAGGGTTCAGCCTCGCGATCGACTACTCGCCGCTCGTCGGCACGAAGCACGACTGCTTCCGCGGGAAGTTCGGCGGCGACCACTTCCTGTTCGTGCCGCGGCGCAACCCGGACGGCACGTGGAAGGTCGCCGACCCTGGTGCCGACGGTCGCTACGCGGGCTGCCCGACGGGCTACCAGTCGATGTCGAACGCGCTGGTGCAGAAGGCCGCGGGGATGCACGCGGTTACGATCAACGGCAAGGTCACCACCGTCGCCGCGCGGTACGGGCCCGGCCATGCCGTCGTCGTCATCGGGCAGGTGCCGGTGCCGACCATCCCGAAACCGGAGGAGAGCGCCGTGAGGATCACCGCCACCGTTTACCAGCATTGGACTGCCGTCGGGTCGAACGGCGTACTCCGCGCGACGCCGTCCCGCACGGCGCCCATCACGGAGCGCCTGCCAGCCGGCACGGTCGTGACGTCTCGAGCGGAGGCAGACGATCCCGCCGGGAACAGTTGGCGCCTGATCGACTGGCCGGCCGGTTCGCGAACCCCTCGTTGGCTCCTACACTACGGCCCGGGCATCCCCCGCGGTCACGACTTCCTCGCCGGGGAGATCGTCCCGGATCCAGTGCCCTGAGGAGGGACCGCGATGACACAGGAGCGCGAGCCGGATGCGCCGGTCGAGGAGCCCGAGACACCCGCAGAACCCGAGCCGACGACCGAGGACGAGGAGCTCGACGATCGCCGCGAGGGCGACGTCTCCGAGGGGATCTAGATGATCGACTACATCAAGACGATCGGCTCGACGCTGACCGCATGGCTCCTGATCGGCGGGTGCTTCTGGTTCTTGAACAAGCTCGTCGATAGCCTCTCCGACCTGAACAAGGCCGAGCTCCCGGAGGGTCAACTCGGGATCATGGTCGGTGGGCTGGTCTCGATCCTGACGATGGCGGCGACGTCGATCTTCCAGGAGGCGGTCACTCGGAGCGCGGCCCAACGGCAGCAGGCGGCATTCGCTACGGGGCTCGCGACACCGACACCGAACGGCACGACGGTCACCGCATCCTCGACTCCCGGCGGGGCGGCGACCGTGACGTCCTCGCCGAGCCCGACCTCGACGAGCTCGTTGTGCCCGATCTGCGGCACACGGGTCCCCGGCATTGGGACGGTCGAGCACAACCCCGACGGGACGCATACCCTGATAGACGACGCAGGGGGCTAGGGCTCCAAACCGGGGAGGACGCAGTTATGAAACGAAGCGTGGGCATCGCCGGATCACTCGTGCTTGCGGGGGCTCTCGTCGGCGCAGTCGTCGGCGGAGTGTTCGGGAGAGGCGGCGCCTCGATCGTCGCCGGATCCGGGCCGTACTCGTTCGGGGCGAGCTACTCGACCGAGGCGGTCATCGCATCCTGGTCGCCCCGGAACGGCGGTCGGGCCGATGGCGGCTACTGGGCTCGGATCGACTGCTACGCGAACGCCTCGACCCTCGTCGGGGAGCCGCCCGTCGCGGCGCCTGTCGGAGCGGTCGTGTACGCGCAGTACGCCGACCTCACACCGCCGATCGTTCAGTCGGGCTTCACGTTCGGACCGACACCGTCCTGGTCGGGTGGCGGCGCCGACTGTTCGGTTCGTCTGTACGAGCTCAATAACGGCGCGTTCGGGAGAGAGCTCGCGACCTCGGCGACGTTCGCCGCGACGCCCTGACCGGCTCCGGCTAAGGGGCTATACAGGCCCCGCGCGACGCGCTACGATGGACCCCGAGGGACTCCCTCTCGGGGTCCTGCCGCAGGTAACGGAGGTTCGACATGGTCTCTTGTGAGGCAGTCCGCGGTTGCGATCGCAACGCGACTCGCTCCGTCACGATCCTCGCCCCGACGGGCGAGACGATCACCGATGACACCGGCACGATGCCGGTCCTCCGCGCCGTCATCTCGGCGCGGTTGTGCGATCTCTGCGCGCCGATGCTCGCGGGGCTCAAGCTCCCGCGCGGCCACGTGGACGTCGACGAGCTCCTCCCCGAGGAGCCCGACGCGATCGACGCGGCGAAGGCCCTCGAGGCGGCAGGGTTCGAGGTCCTCTCTCGCGACGGGGACGGCTTCACGGCCCTGATCGGGGGCCGGCGATGATCTCCCGCATCCCGTCCGCGCCGACCGAGCAGGTCGACGTGTGGCGCCAGATCGCCGGCGAGGTCCTCGCGCTGCTCATGGGCGTTTCGCCCCGGCTCCGGATGGCAGAGCCGCATCTCGCGAACGCGATCGAGCTCCTCCGCCAGGCGACCGCGACGTACGACCGCGAGGGCCATCTCCCGACCGAGGCCGACGCGCGCGCGTTGCGCGCGGCGCTCATCCGCGCGGCCGGTTCACCCGGCGGGGAGGCACGGATCCGGATCGCCCTGTACCGAAGCGACCACCGCATCGACGCGGTCGCCGCAAGTCGAAACCTCTGGCCGGCCGAGGAATGCTCGCTCGATCGCATTCGGGTCAATCGGCTTCGTGACGGCAGCTACCGGCACGATCCGGCCGAGGTCCGCGAGCTCGCCGAGGCGGCGCTCCGGTGAGGCGGATGCACGCACGGCCGATGTCCAGCGTGGAACGGGCCCGACGTCGGGGTGAGGCGATCAGGGACACGATCGGCGCCGGCGTGTTCGTCGCGTCGCTGCTCGTGACCCTGTTCCTCCTCGCCGTGGCGTCGCCGCCCCCGACGTAAGGGGGTTCCCTCGCCCTCGCTCCGGATGGTACGATCCGGTCACTTCGTACCTGCGGAGTTAGCGGACGGCGCTCGGTCGCGAGACCTTGAGCGCCGTTCGTGATTCTTAGGGGGTGGACGCCGCGCGACACGAGGCGTATATTCGCCGTCAGTCGAGCGATCGCTCGGCACCGCAGGTAACGGAGGATCCGCGATGACTCGCCATTCCGATCGCACGATCAAGGTCGACCTCACCCTGACCGAACCCGAGGGCGACTACTCCTCGAGGACGCTCGTCTCCTCGGAGCTCTCGATCACTCTCCCCGTCCCGAACCCCGAGGGACTCGGGCCGCTCGTGACCGGCGCCGTCCAAGCGTTGATCGACGTCGCGACGGACAAGGGGCTTCTCGGTCCGCTGGTCCGCGAGCTTCGCGTTGCCGGTATCGACGCGGAGCTTGATCCGGACGCCAAGGCCGACCCCGGGTGGCCGCCGCAGGACTCCTGAACCCGCAACCGGACCGTCCGGTCCGGAGAGCCCCGCCGCCCGTCTCCGGGCCCGTCCCGGCCCCACGGAGACACCCCAGGCGCGCGGGGCTCCCCCGACCGGACGTTCCGGCCCTCGGAGGATCGACCATGACACTGCTCGCCCTCGTCTCGGTCCGCCTGACGCGGCTCCCTCGAGGCCGCTGCGCCGCGTGCTCCCGTCGTCGGGTCCTGTTCACGCAGCGCGTCGAGATCGCCGGCGGGACCGGCTACTCGGACTCCTCGCATCTCTGCGCCGAGTGCGCCGGGTTCGCGAAGGGCAACGAGCCGCGCTCCGTCGATGACGCGATCGCCGAGCCGATCCTCCGTGAGGACGTCGAGGATCACCACAGCGGCGTCGTCCCCGAAGGGCGGATCGTGGTGTGAACGTCCTCGAGCGGCTCCGGGCGCTGCGCGAGACCATCCCCGCCGACCAGGTCGTCGCGCTGGCGACCATCGGCGAGGCGCTCTCCATCGTCGAGGACTACCAGCACTCCGGCACGTTCCACGGCAGCGCGTCGCCCTCGTGGCGACGGATGAAGGGCGCACTTCGCGAGCTCGCTCGCCGCGGATGCTCGCGTCTCGTTGATCCCTCGACCTGCCGAAAGCCGGACGGCTACGCGCGTGACGAGTGGTGCGAGGGCTGCATCGCGGCCGATGGGCTCGGGCTCCCCGTCGAATGGTACGTCCTCAAGTGAGCGGGCCGTTCACCCGCCGGCCGTGCGCTACGTGCGGCGCGCAGCTGCAGGAGGTCCGCCGCAGAGGACGCGTGTTGTGGCGCTGCCCCTGGGCGCGCGGCCCGGAGGCTCGGTTCCCCGATATCGAGTACGGCGATCAGATCCCGTGCTCGTGGCCGCGCGGCCGCACCGATGGCAACGGCCGGCCAGCGAAGCTCACGACCATCCCGACGAGGGTGTGGCTCTAGTGGGACGGCAACGTCACCGCGACGGAACATTCGCCGTCCAGCCGGACGCCCATCTCGGCCCCCGGCGCGCCGTGTCGCAGCCCGACATCGTCGCGATCCGGAGGCTCCGGACTGCCGGCTGGCGTCCGGAGGCCCTCGCTCGCGTCTACGGGGTGAGTGAGCGCACGATCTATCGCTACACGCGCCCGACGCTCGAGGTCGACCTGCGAGTCGGAGCGTGGATCGGGACGTTCAGCATTCGAGCCGGCCGGCCCCCGAAGCAGGTCGGTCAGTGGAGACCGGCATGAACCTGACGCACGCTGTCCTCGCCGACGTCCTCGTCGAGCGCGAACGCCAAGAGTCAATCGGTCTCCGGAAGCGGGCGATCGGGATCGACTGGCGCTCCTGCGCCGATCCGGCGATGGCCGGCGGCGATGGGACGCGCTACATGGTCCTGGGCGAGGAGGTCGGGGAGGTCGCGAATGCCGTCCTCGAGGCGGGCTACACCGCGTCCGCGATTGCCGGGCCCGCGACGACAACCGCGTATCAGGTCGTCGAGTCGGGGGCGACTGGCGATGAGCACCTTCGCGACGAGCTCGTCCAGGTCGCCGCCGTCGCGGTCGCGTGGGTCGAGGCGATCGACGCGAGAAGCGGTAGGGTTCCGGCGTGATCTGCCCGACGTGCGGCAAGCCGCAACTCAGCGAGCGCCCGCACCTGCACGCCGTCGTCCCGGCGACGGATCCGCTCGACGTCCAGCCGATCGACGATGACTACGTCGTCCGCCGGGTCGTCGCGGTCCAATGCCTCTTGCAGATCGTCATCGTGGCCGCGATCTTCATTGCCGGCTACCTCGCCGCTCAGTCATGACGCCGCTCGCCCGATGGGGCACGATCGGGTCGATGGCGCTCCTGCTCGTCATCATTGCTCTCGCGGTCGCGACGTCGCGGCCCGCAGCGGAGGCGGAGGTCCTCGGGCACACTCCGGCCGCGCCGACGGGGATCGTCGGCCCTCCGCTGCGGACCATGACGCCGACGCCCACGCCGGACCCGGGACAGACGTCTCAGCCGCTCGAGCTCGTGACACGCTCGGGCATCCTCGCCTTTGCCGATGAGAGCTTCGGTCCGGACTACCTAGCCATTCCGCCGGGGCCTGGGCACCGCGTCGAAGTCTGCGGACCCGGAGGCTGCGAGATCCTCGTCTCCACCGATGCCGGCCCGAACCGAGCCATGCTCGAGAAGGGCCGGATCGCCGACCTCGCGCTCGGTCGGTTCGCCCGCGTCTGCGGGTTCAGCGGCGTCGACGAGGCGCGCCGGCGCGGCTTGTGTCAGGCGACTTGGACGATCCTGCCGTGATGCCGCGATGGCTGCACGATCCAACACCGGCGCGCTGGTACGTCGCGTTGCGCCGGCGCCTCGTGCTCGTCGGACTCACGATGGAGGGGCTCACGCTGCTCACGCTGCTCGGCGTGATCCGGTGACAGACAACCTGACACGAGGCATCGCTACGTTCTAGCGTGTAGCAACTCCGCAGGTACAGGAGATCGAATGGGTAAGCGCACCACCTACCTCGGTTCGTCGGACTCGCCTCCGATCATCGGCGTTCGGAGCTACGGCCGGACCGAGCTCGACGTGTGGAACGAGAAGCTCGGGCTCGTCCCCGACACGAACGAACCCTCGCCGATGATGGCGTGGGGCGAGCGCCTCGAGCCGCTCATCCTCACGGCCTACACCGAGCGCACCGGCCGGGCGGTGTCACGCCGGCGGCGGCGACGCCTCCATCCGGAGTACCCGTTCATCGGTGCGACCCTCGACGCGGACGCCGGAGACCGGATCGTCGAGGTCAAGTTCGCGCCCTACGGGTCGGGCTACGGCGAGCCGCTCGACGGTCCGGAGGGCCTCCCGCCGTACGTCCGCGTCCAGGTGCAGCACCAGCTGGTCGTGACCGGCTACCCGATCGCCGACGTCCCGGTGCTCGTCCGCGGCTATGACCTCCGGATCTTCGAGGTCCCGGCCGATCCCGCGTTCGGAGCCGAGCTCGTCGAGGAGCTCCGCGAATGGTGGGAGACCTACGTCGTCGGGAAGGTCCCGCCCCCGATGCCCGAGGATCCCGAGGACGCCGATCGGTGGCTGCGGACTCGCTACGCGTCCGACGATGGCGGGCGGGTCGAGGCGCCGGCGGATGATCTATTGCGAGACCTCGTCTACGCCCGGCTCGCACTCCGCGAGGCCGAGGCGCGCGACGCTGCGGCACGGGTTCCGCTCATGACCGCGATGGGGCCGGCAGCGGAGCTCTGGCGCGGCGAGGTCCGCCTCGCGACGTACCGTTCCGGGCAGCGCCGGAAGGTCGCCTGGGAGAACGTCGCCGGCTCGTATCGGGCCGCGATCACCGCGGCGCTCGAGAAGGGCAAGCACGGCCGCAACGCTGCAATGACCGCGATCGCGGAGCTCGAGAAGATCGACCTCGACGCCCTGCGTTCGATCTACACGACGACCGAGCCGGTGCGGACATTCCGGCCGAACCTCAAGGCAATCGCAGCCGCTACGATGGACGGAACCGCTCGGGCCCGCCTCGAGCTCGTCGCCGACGATCCGCAGGTACAGGAGGACTGATCATGACAACGCAGACGCGCGAACGCGCGCCCTCCGAGCAGGAGCGCGCCCTCGTGGTTCAGCAGGAGCGGCTGAGCACGATCACGCACGCGCTCGAGGCCGAGGCCGACGCGATCGGCCGGATCCTGCCGGCGACGATCGATCCGGAGCGGTTCCAAGAGCTCGTGGTCCGCGAGATCGCGAACGAACCGAAACTCCTCGCCTGCCACCCGACGACGCTCATCGGCGCCGTGATGGATATGGCGCGGGTCGGGCTCGAGCCGGTTCTCGACGAGGCGTACCTCGTGCCGTTCTACTCGAGCACCCGGAACCGCTACGAGGCAACGATGATCCTCGGGTTCCAGGGGCTCAAGACGCTCGCATTCAACTCGGGACTCGTGGTCGCGGTCGATGCCGACGTCGTCTACGAGGGCGACGAGTGGTCATTCTCGAAGGGCTGGCCGAGTCGGCACCTGCACCACGTCAAGACGCTCGACCCGGCGAAGCGCGGCGCTCGGCTCGCCGCCTGGGCGGAGGTCTACATTCGCGACGCGCAGGTCCCGATCTTCGACGTCCTGCCGCTCGATCGGATCGAGCAGGCCCGCAGAGTCTCCCGCGCCGGCAGCGACAAGAGCACCGGAGAACCGATCGGGATCTGGCGCGACTGGTACGACCGGATGGCGGTCAAGACGGCGCTGCGGGCCGTGCTGCAACTGGCGCCCCGGGCGATCCGTACCGCGGTGGCAACTGCCCTCGAGCTCGAGGAGCGGGCCGACTCGCTCCTCCGTGACGCCACGGCGGACGAGACCCGCGAGGCGACCGGACGAAAGGCGCGGAGCGCGCGCCGGCAGCGCCTCGTCGATCGCGCGATGGGCGAGACGATCGAGGGTGAGGCGGTCGAGGTCGACGCGACGCCCACAGATGCCCCAGGACAGCCCGAAACCACCGATCCGCACTCCGCGTCCTCTCCGACGCAGGAAACGGCAGGGCGCCCTGACGACGGGCCGGAGGCGACGGAATCCGCAACTGGCACTTGTGGTGCCGGCAACCCCTACGGGGGGGCCGCTTGCGGGCTCGCGGCCGGGCATCTCGAGGCGCCTCGGGCGTCGCGGATGCATCGGGAGCTCGACGCGACCGGCAAGGTCGTCGCGTCGTGGCCGGCAGAATGAGCGGGCTGACGCCCTCGGGCTACCTGTCGATCGCCGTCGTGATCGTCGTCGTCATCCTCGCCGCACTGACGAGGCTCGTCGGCCTGTTCAGCGACAAATGGGCGAACCGGCTCGGCTGTCTCGTGATTCTCGCCATGCTCCAAGGCTCGATCATGGTCCTCATGTTGTGGGCGAAGGAATGATCCCCGATCGGCGCTGGTACGCCCAGCGCAACCACAAGACGTTCGGGCATCACTGGCCGATCGGGCAATGTGGACCGTGCCTCGACTTCGGGGACCGCCTCGTCGAAACGCTCGCCGCTGATCCCGAGTTCCGCGCCGCCCTGGACTTCGTTGCGGCGGCGGATGCGGCTCTCGAAGGCGCTCAGGGCATGGGTTCTGTCGGGCCTCAACGCCGAGGACTGGCCGCGCGTTCAGGAGTTCGGCATCGCCTACGAGAAGGCTCGCGCCGCACTTCGAGAGGAGCCAGCACCGGAGCCGTGCCTGAACTGCAACGGGACCGGGTTCTACATGCTCGACGGAGCGCGGCGTCCGTGCCTTTGGGATCACCCCGAGGAGCCAGCCCTCCCGCCAGCCGGCGTTCGAGTGTGGGCGTGGCACGTCATGGACGGGACCGAGGCGTCGCTGCCATCCGGCTGGACCCGAGAGGAGCCAGCCCTCGACGTAGCGAGACTCACCGACGCCCTCAGAGCGATCCACGGCGAGATCGTGCCGCTCCCGAACCGTGCGCCCGTATCTGAAGTACGCGGCCATCATCGCGCGGTGGTACGCCAACGCCGAGAGCGAGTGAGCAGTCGGATGACGGCGAAGCAGAGGCGCCGTGCCGTCCGTGACGCTCGCGGGCCGGTCGTCGCCGAGTGCCTCTCGTGCAAGTGGACGGCGACCGCCCGGACGTGGCGACCCGCGAAACGGGCACTCGCCGAGCACACGTCGAAGGCGCATCGTGGCTGACGGTTGGCACCGCGGACGCATGGTCGCGTTCGATCTCGAGACGACGTCGCCGCAGCCTGAGGACGCGCGGATCGTGGCGGCCGCAGTTCTCGGTGTCGGCGGAGGCCAGGCGAACGAGTCGCGTGGATGGATCGTCGATCCGGGCGTCGAGATCCCCGACGAGGCCGCTGCGATCCACGGGATCACGACCGAACGAGCTCGGGCGGAGGGCCGGCCGGCGGAGTACGCGATCGCCGAGATCCTCGCCGAGCTCAATCTCTCAGTGGGCCCGCTCGTCGCGTTCAACGCTTCGTACGACCTCACCGTCCTCGATCGCGAGGCACGTCGCTACGGCTACGTCCCGTTCGTTCCGAGGCACGTGATCGATCCGTTCGTCATCGACAAGGCGCTCGACCCCTACCGGAAGGGCAGTCGCAAGCTCGTCAACGTCTGCCGCCACTACGGCGTCGAGCTCGAGGATGCCCACGCTGCGGATGCGGACGCGCTCGCGGCCGCGCGCCTCGCGTACCGGCTCGGCTCAGGAATGGCGGGATCGATGACGCTCGACGCCCTCCACCAGGCGCAGATCCGCTGGCGTCGGGAGGACGTCGCCTCGCTCGAGGCGTATGACCGCCGGAAGGGCATCGCGCCCCGGGACTACCGCCCGGAGTGGCCGCTCGTGCCGTTCCGTGGCTAGCGTCGCGGGCCGGCGGGCGACGATGGGCGAGCTCCGCGCCTACGTCATCGCCCGCGATCGGTTCTGTCTCGGTCAACTGTTCGACCCGACGCACGTCTGCCGCGACAAGTGGGGCGACCCTCACCGTCCTGACGATCGGGAGGAGCTCACGCTCGAGCACGTCCCGTCTGTTCACGGATCCGAGGACGTTCGAAGGGACGACGAGGCGCACTGCGTCGCGCTCTGCAGCAGCCTCAATGTCGGAGGCACGCCGGCGACGGTGCGGGCGTTCGCCCGTGCTCGGCTCCGAGAGAAGTACCCGGAATGTTCCGGGAGGAGGATCGGTCATGGATGACATCGCGGCGAAGATCGCTGCGCTGCACGATGAGCTCCGCAGCCTCGGGCGCGAAGCGGACTCGGTCTACCGGAGCCGGTCCGGTGCCGAGGCCGGGGCGGCTCTGATCGCGAGGGCGCTCCGGATCTCGGCGTCGGTGAACCTCGCCGCGCTCGAGGAGCGGTATGCAGCTGAGGGTCGGTTCCATGCCGAGCGCGAGCTCGACCGCGACGCCATTCGGACGTCAATCGGTGATGCCGGACTCGACGAGATCGCGAAGCTCGGCGGCGCAGTGAACGGGCTCTACCGAATCGCCCGACGGCTCCCGGGATGGGCCGAGGCGGAGCGCGCAGACTCCGAGCAGGCGGACGTCGCCGAGGGGTAGTATCCGAGGTCCGCGCCGGCCAGCGTGGACAGGGGCGGCGATCCGGCCCGAGGAATCGAAGCCTCGGTGTCCGGATCGGCCGCACTCCCGCCTTACTGGGCGACTTCGATGGGAGGTACGCAGGGCTCATGACTCGACCCCGGGGTTTCTCGTCGGGTGACTTCGATCCCGCGTACGCGCTCGACGAGAAGTTCCGGACGATGGCCGCAGCTGTCGACCGGCGGACCTACCTCGCCGCCGAGGGCCTGTGGTGGGAGCTCATCTCCGCGGCATGGCGAGACGCTCAGCGCGGCGCAATCGAGAAGGTCATCCCCGACTCTCCGCCCGACCTCGTCGCCGTCCTCCGAAGCGCCCGGCTCATCGACCACCAGGGGCGGCTCCCGCGCCGCGGATTCGACCGCTGGATCGGCGCCGCACTCGCCCGTCGCCAGTCCGAAACGGACCGAAAGGCGCGACAGCGGGCCGAGCAGATTCGTGAGATTCCTGATTCGCGTGGCAACGAACGGCAACCGCCCGTTCACTTGTCCCGTGGGACACCGCCGGAGTCCCTACAGGACAGGTATAGAGGGGAATCAGATCACGTTGTACGGAGCAATGGACGAGAGAAGCACGACGTCGCGCGCGAGGGCAACGGCATCGACGTCGAGGCATGGGGAACGCTCGCCCTCGAGGTCGAGCGCCTGACCGGGAAACCCGCCGCGATCCGGGATCCGTATGGCGGTCTCGGCGTCATGGCACGGGACCTGGTCGCCGACTTCGGTCTCGACCGGACGCTCGCAGCCTTTCAGCGAGTCGCAGCCCGGGCCGACCACCCGGACGCGTCGGTCATCGTCCTCGGCGCGAATCGGCTCCTGCGTCCGCTCAAGTCGCAGCGGGATCTCGACCGAGCCGAGGAGGCCGAGCAGTCGCAGAAGCGCGCGGCGGCTGCGCGAGCACGGACCGCCGAGCTCGTCAGGGAGCGCGACGCGTGGATCGCGGACTCGACTTCCCCCCCGCGACAGGCGTACGATGGCCCGCGTCGGATCGGAGAGATCACGACACCGCAGGTACGAGGACCCCGAACGTGACGATTGGGTCACCGACTCCGCCGATGATCACCGACGCCGCAGCTGCGGTCGCCGCCGGGAAGTGCTACCTCTCCCGGAACCGGGCGCCAGGCATCGCGGTCGACGGGTTCCATCCCCGGGCGTGCGAGTGGTGCGCCTACCCGCTCCGCGAGCTCGCCGCGTGGCTCGCCGCGTTCAATGAGTGGGCCGGCTGGATCTCCGGCGAGGGCCGCTACACTGAGCCCGAGGTCCGGCGGTTCGCAAATCTGCCGAAGCGAGAGCAGCAGGTCCGGGCGTTCCGAGCCGCCTATGGCGCCGAAGTCAACCCGTCGGAGATGCGGCCATGACGCCGCACCGAGCGCGGCTCCTCGGGACGACGGAGCCCCTCGTCGTCCTCGACGTCATCGCAGTCGCGCCGGTCGCCGGCATCATGCTCCTCACGGTCGACACGAACGGGACCTATCTCCTCCGCGAGCTCGCGGACGTCGTGTGCGCCGAGCCCGCGTTCCTCGGCCAGGTCGATCCGCCCCACGAGCACGAGCTCGGGCCGTCCGTCCCGATCATCGAAGGGTCGCGGGTCAAGGGCACCCGGCGTACCTGCGCCTGCGGCTACTTCGAGGACAGCGCGCCGCGGAGGTCCGAGCGATGATGCCGGCCCCGTCCATCCTCGCGATCGATCCGGGATCCCGCGAGTCCGCGTGGTTGATCCTCGCCGAGGAGACGCCGACCGCGTTCGGGATCGATGCGAACGAGGTTCTGATCGAGCAGTTCCGGACTCGCCTCCTCTCCGCCGACGATGCGGTCATCGAATGGATGGCGCCTCGCGGGATGCCGACGAGCGCCGAGGAGTTCGAGACGCTCTACTGGGTCGGCCGGTTCGTCGAGGCGCTCTACCCGCAGGAGGTCGCCCGACTCGAGCGCGGGAAGATCAAGCTCCACCTGTGCGGGTCGCGGGCCGCGAAGGACGCGAACGTCCGAGCCACGCTCATCGATCGATTCGGGGGTATCGGCGGCAAGGCCGAGGCGGTCGGGACGGTCAAGCGGCCGGGCCCGCTGCACGGCGTCGCGAATGACGTGTGGGCCGCGCTCGCGGTCGCGGTCACCTGGTACGACCTCCGATGATGGAGTCCCTCTGGCGCCCGAGCCTGCAGTCCCGGTACGAGGCGTGGCGCCGCACGCCTGACGGGCAGAAGATCGTCGCCGCGGTGACCGAGGCGGCGCTCGCGTTGCGCCGGCGAGGGTTCACGCACTACGGCATCGCTGCACTGTTCGAGGCGGCGCGCTATACCTACGCACTCGCAGTCGGCCCCGACGCGGATGGCTGGCGGCTCAATAACTCGTGGCGCTCCCGGCTCGCCCGGGACCTCATGCGCGAGGCCCCCGAGCTCGACGGCATGTTCGAGACGCGGCGGCTCTGGACGTGAGCGGCGGCTAACCGCCAGAGGAGGATCGAATGGCAACCCGCGCCCAGGATCAACTGGCGCTCGACGAGACCGTCGTCGATGACGCTGATCTCGAGGGCATCCTCGAGCGTCGGCTCCGAGCCCACGATGACGCGTCCGAGGCGCGGCTCGTGTTCACCCGCGCCGACGAGGCGGCGAGGGCCGAGATCGCCCGGCACGGCGACGCTCTCGACTCCGGACCGATCCGCGTCGGCCGCTTCCGGATCGAACGCAAGACGACAGCGCCGCGCTCGGTGTCATTCGAGACCGAGGCGAAGGATCGGATCTCGATCGGGCTCATCGACGACGCGCCGGCGCCACGCAAGCCGACGGCGGACCAGCTGCCGCTCGACGCCGACCTGCGGCCGACTGGCGAGGTCAACACCGACGAGCTCCGCGGCATCGCCGAGCGATCGGTCACGGACGAGCCGACGCCGATCCGCAAGCGCAAGCCCGACTGACGATGACCCGCAACCTGAGGATCGCGGAGGGCCTGTCCCTGCCGGCCGACATCGTCACGCAGGCGATCGCGATCCTCGCCCGCAAGGGCGCCGGCAAGACATACACCGGCTCGGTCATCGCCGAGGAGGTCATCCGGGCATCGATCCCGATCGTCATCCTCGACCCGACCGGAGCATGGTGGGGCCTGCGCTCGTCCGTGAACGGCAGCCAGGCCGGCCTGCCGGTGGTCATCTTCGGGGGCGATCACGGCGACGTGCCACTCGAGGAGTCCGCCGGCCGCGTCATCGCCGACGTCGTCGTTGAGCATCCCGGCGCGTACATCGTGGACCTGTCCGGATTCCCGTCACGCCGGGCAGAGCAGCGGTTCGCCGCCGAGTTCCTCGAGCGGCTCTACCGGGCGAAGGGCCGCGAGACCGGCCCGCTCCTGCTCATCGTGGACGAGGCTGACACGTTCGCTCCGCAGCGCCCAGGCCCGGAGCAGACGCGGACGCTCGGCGCCCTCGAGGCGATCGTGCGTCGTGGGCGGATCAAGGGTCTCGGCGACCTCCTGATCACGCAGCGCGCCGCGGTGCTCAATAAGAACGTGCTCACACAGACGGAGGTCCTCGTCGTCATGCAGACGACCGGCCCACAGGACCGCGCCGCGATCGACGCGTGGATCGAGGGCAACGGCACGCCAGCTGAGCGCGCGGAGGTCCTCGGCTCGCTGGCGTCGATGGAGCAGGGCGAGGCGTGGGTATGGTCACCCTCGTTCCTGCGACTGCTCCGCCGCGTCCGGATCCGAGCTCGGACGACGTACGACTCGAGCCGGACTCCGACCGCCGGCGAGGCGTCTATCGCTCCCCGGGCATTCGCGAAGGTGGACCTAGTCAAGCTCGGCGCCCGGATCGAGCGGTCGATCGAGCAGGCGAAGGCGAACGATCCCGCGACCCTCCGAGCCCGGATCGCCGAGCTCGAGCGAGCAGCGAAAGCGCCGACGCCGGTCGAGGTTCGCCTCGAAGTTCCTGTCGTATCGGCGGAGGCGGTGCGATACCTCGAGGCGCTCGCATCCAACCTCGCCACCCTGCGCCCGACCATCGACGCGGCGATCGAGGCGATCGAGCGCGATGCAGCTGCCGCGCTCCTCTACGCCGCATCCGTCCGGTCCGAAGGGTTCAGCGCCCCGATCGGCGAACCGATACCGTCGGTGGCAAGTCGGCTCATAGAGACGCCACGTGCGCCGCGCCCGGCCGTTCAGCAGTCAGACGGGGCGCTCTCGGGCTACGCGGCTCGGCTCCTCTCGACGCTCGCCCGTCATCATCCGCTCAACCTGACCCGGACTGAGCTCGGGCTCCTGTCGGGATCATCCCGGCGCTCGTCATCGTTCGATGGCGCGATCGCAGAGCTCCGGCGGAAGGGCCTGATCGAGCTCGCCGACGGGCGTTACGCCGTAACGAGTGAGGGCTGGCCGATCGTCGGTGGCGTCCCGGCCACCCCGCAGACGACGGAGGAGCGGATCGCAACGTGGCGCTCGGCGCTGCCGAAGGCTGAGTCGGTGATCTTTGACGTCCTCGTCGGGGCGTACCCGCGCTCTCTGACGCGGACCGAGATCGCCGAGGCGAGCTCGTACTCGCCGACGTCATCGACGTTCGATGGCGCCATCTCGACGCTGCGACGTGCCGGGCTAGCCGACGGCACTCCGGCCGAGGGCCTCCGGGCTGCGGAGATCCTGTTCGCGTGAGCACGGGGGTTCGGGTCCCGCACCACGAAGCCGAGCGGCTCGCTGAGGGCATCGTCGAGACCCTCCGCCCAGGCTGCGAGCGCGTCGAGGTCGCAGGATCGATCCGGCGCGGAACGCCCACCGTCGGCGATATCGAGATCGTCGCCATCCCGAAGATCACCACGGGCCCTGATCCTTCGGTCCTGTTCGGCGATCCGATCGAGACGAACCTCCTTGACGCCATCCTCGAGGGCGAGCTCCGAGACGGCTACCTCGTGCCGTCGGAGCATCCCCGCGACGGCGAGCGGTACAAGGCGTTCACACACGCGACGACCGGACTCGGGCTGGATCTGTTCCTCGTGCGGCCGCCGGCGCAGTGGGGCGTCATCTTCACGATCCGGACCGGGCCGGCGAAGTTCTCGCAGTGGCTCGTGACCGAGGCGCGTCGGCGCGGATTCCACGTCATCGACGGTGCGCTGCATCGCGGCTCGCTCGGCTGCTCGCGGTTCTCGACGTGTGACGTCCTCGAGACGCCCGAGGAGTCGGACCTGTTCGAGGCGCTCGGGATGGCGTACCTCGTGCCAGCTGCTCGCCGATGAACGAGTCGCGCGTCCCGCCGTTCACAGCGCCGGCGCCGCCATGCTCGCGCTGCGGCGGGATCTACGAGCTCTCGGTTCGGCTGGCGGACGGGACCGTGCTCCGCGGTCACGTGCCGGGCGGGCCGACCTGCGTGCCGCGGGCGCCGGTGTGGGACAAGCGCGCTCGTCGAGCGATGCTGGCCGGCCGGTGACGCCGGTCTATCGGGACGAGTTCCTCGAGGTCTACGGCGGCGACGCTCGGGCTGTCCTCGCCGAGCTCGCGCCCGACTCGATCGACTGCGTCGTGACGAGTCCGCCCTACTGGGGGCTCCGCGACTACGGGCTCCCGCCGGCGGCGTGGGGCGGCGATCCCGACCACGCCCACGCGTGGGGCCCGCGAGCGCATCGCGGCGGTCCGGCCGGCCGGCAGGGCGCGAGTGGAGATCGTGCGACACGCGGCAACGTCGAGGAGCTCGCGATGCGCGGTGCCGATGCAGGCGCCTGGTGCGAGTGCGGCGCCTGGTGCGGGCAACTGGGACTCGAGCCTCACCCCGATCAATACGTCGCCCATCTCGTCGAGGTCCTGCGAGCCGTGCGCCGCGTGCTCCGTCCGATGGGTACGTTGTGGCTCAATCTCGGCGACTCGTACGCAACGGGGGCGGGCGCCGTCGGCGCCCGCCCGGGTGGAGGCGCGCAGGGCGATCGATGGGCCGGCACGCCGGAGCTCCGACACCGCGACGCGCGCCGACGAGACCACGGGCGCCCGGCGACGAACGGCCGCGGCGAGGGCCAGCCGACGCCGGCGGGGATCGGACCGATGACGCAACCGAATCGGATGCCGATCGCCGGACTCAAGCCGAAGGACCTCGTCGGCGCTCCGTGGGCCGTGGCGTTCGCCGCCCGCGCGGACGGCTGGTATCTCCGGTCCGACATCGTTTGGGCGAAACCGAACCCGATGCCCGAGTCGGTCGGCGATCGCCCGACGCGCTCTCACGAGTACGTGTTCCTGCTCACGAAGTCACGGCGCTATTACTACGATGCCGAGGCGATCCGAGAGGCGCGTCCGGAGTCCGAGCTTGAGCGCCAAGCACGCGGCTACCGCAACATCGACTCGGTCAAGAACGATCCCGCGGCGCGTCCGCCGGGCTCGGCGCCGCACTCAGGGATCCATCGTGCGGTTCGTGGCGAACGCGCGGCGAAGGTTCCGCAAGGATGGGATGACCGTCCGGGATCTCATGGCACGATCCACCGCGAGGGCCGGGCGACGGAGACTCGCTACTCGGACGGGCAATGGCCGCGCGGGTGGGCGTCCGGAGCGGAGCGCGGACACGATCCGCAGGTCGGGCGCTATGCGCCGCCCGACGGGGCCGGGGCCGAGATCGTCGCAGGGCGCAACCGTCGGAGCGTGTGGACCGTCGCGACCGAGCCGTATCCCGGGGCGCACTTCGCCACGTTCCCCCGGAAGCTGATCGAGCCAATGATCCTCGCCGGCGCCCCGAAGGGCGGCATCGTGCTCGATCCGTTCGCCGGATCCGGGACGGTCGGGCTCGTCGCTCAGTCGCTCGGTCGTCGGGCGATCCTCGTGGATCTCAACCCGAGCTATGTCCGGCAGGCCCTCCGCCGCGCCGCGCGCACCTTCGGAGTCGGAGGGCGGGATCTCGAGGCGCAGTCTGACGAGGCAGGCTGGCCGGCCGGTAGCCTGTGGCATCCGGACGGGGCTACCATCGCTGCGGAGGGTCCCGAGTGAACGAGATCGACCGAGCAGTCTCCGCGTTCATGGGCGCCTGGGAGCGCCGCGACTGGCCGAAGATGCTCGCCTCGCTGCAGGTCCGCCGGCGCACTCGCACCACGGCGAAGCGGCTGCACGCAATGTTCGGCGATCTCGACGTGCGACGCTGGACGATCCTCGGGGAGCCACGGGTCCGCTCGGTCGCCCGAGTGATCAAGCTCGAGGAGCGGTTCGGTATCACTCCGGAGGCGCGCGACGTCTCGGTCAACGTCTTGTATCGCTACGGGCGCTCGCTCCTGTCGCAGCGCCTCGAGCTCGTCGTCGTCCGCGAGAACGCCGAGGGCGAACCGCCGCTCCCGAACGAGCGGGGCACGTGGGGCGTGAACGAGCTCTCCGCGCTCCGCGGGCGTCATGCGTCCGGGGGTCAGGTGGTACGGCCGGACGAAGCGGCGGAGGCGCTCGCGTGAGCCTCGATCCGGTCATCGCCCACGTCGCGAACGCGAGCCTGCAGCGGCTCGCGAAGTGGCGCGCCGTGTTCGCCGGCTGGCAACTCGGCACCCGAGCTCGTGGCGATGGAGAGTCGGAGGCGGTGCGCGACCATCGCGAGGTCACGATCCTCCTGCGCGCCGAGGTCAACGCGCTCATCCGGATCCTCGTCGAGGCGAAGGTCGTCGACCAGGACACGCTGACCCGGATCATGGGCGAGGAGGCTGAGTACCTCAGCAAGGCGTACGAGCGCCAGTTCCCGGGTGCCAAAGCGTTCGACGGCGGGATGGACTTCACGCTGCCCGAATGGGCCGACACGATGCGCCGCCTCGGGTTCCCGCCGTGAGCACGTCGTGACTGACGAGGGTCAGGGCGAAGGTCGTCAGACGTGCGGCGCCCGGAAGCGCAACGGCACCGGGACCTGCGGACGACCTGCCGGATGGGGCACCGATCACGTCGGCGTGGGCTCTTGCAAGTTGCACGGTGGCTCGACGCGGAACGGTCGGAAGCACGGCCGCTCGCTCGCTGCGGCGAAGGCCCTGACCACGCTCGCGATCCCGGTTGTGGGTGATCCGATCAAGGTCCTCGAGGCCGCGATCGAGAGCGCGTACGGGTTCCTGCTCGGAGCTCGGAGGCTGCTCGCGGACACGCTCGACGAGGACCAGGCGGACGGGCTCCCGTTCACCGCGGAGGAGGCTGCCGAGCTCTACGGTCAGGCGATCGACCGCGCCGCCCGGACCGCGAAGTTCGGCGTGGATGCGAAGCTCGACGAGGCGCGCCTCACCATCGCTCGCGAGCTCGCGGAGCGGGTGATCATCGTCGTCCGCGTCGGGCTCGACGTGTTCGAGCGCACCGGCAACCGCGAGGAGGCTGAGCGTGCCATCGTGGCCGAGCTCCGCTCAGCTGCGCCGGTCGGCGACGGGCTGAACTGAGCACCCTCGCAGAACGGCCGGTTGTCGGCCGGCTCGTCGTGCCGTACATGGTCGATGCGACCCGCGTCCCGATCGACTTCAAGGCGCTCGACTCCGCCCACGTCGACGAGTGCGCGACGCGGACGCGCTGCGGGATCTGCGGTGCTCGGATCCGGCGTGGACCGATCGCGTTCATCGGGCCGGCGGATGGTCGGACGTGCTTCGCCGATCCGTGGATGCATCCCGAGTGCGCGACGCTGGCGCTCGAGCAGTGTCCGTTCCTCGCGGGCCGGCGCAACTGGCGCGAGGAGGAGGCGCGGACCGACGCGCTGCTCGCACCGTACGATCGGATGGTCCGCATCCTCGCCGACAACTGGCGTTCGCACCGAGACGGGTTCGGGCGCTGGCACTTCGAGGCCATCGGCCAGATGCGATGAGCGCCGACCCGCTCGCCCTCGCCGCCGATCTCCTCGAGTCCGGGATCATCACCCGGCCGCGGGACTGGCATCCGCGCCATCACCAGGTGCCGCCTCCGGGCGACTGGGACACGTGGGCGCTCATCGGGGGCCGGGGCTGCGGCAAGACGGACGGCGGAGCGGCCTACGTCAAAGCGCACGTCGCGGGACCGGCGTGCCTCGCCGGCGCTCAGCCTCACCGGATCTCGATCATCGCCCCGACCCTCGGCGACGCGGTTGACGCGTGCGTCACGGGACCGTCGGGGATCAAGGCCCACGATCCCTCCGCGCGGATGGTCCAGGCGATCGGCGGGACGTACGTCCGGTGGCCGAACGGCTCGGAGGCCAAACTGTTCGGGGCGTTCACGCCCGAGGACGTCGAGCGATTCCGAGCAGGCGGTAACCGCTGCCTCGCATGGCTCGAGGAGTTCGCCGCGTGGCGGCTCATCGCCGAGGTCCTCGAGCAGATTGACTACGGTCTCCGACTGGGCCCGAAGCCGCGCAAGATCGTGACCTCGACCCCGAAGCCAAAGAAGGCGCTGCGGGCCCTGCTCGCCGACGAGGGGACGGTCCGGACCTTCACGGAGGACGGCCGGATCCCGACGATGGATGACAACCCGGACCTGCCGCTCGCGGTGCGCGAGACGCTCATCCGCAAGTACGGCGGCACCCGCCTCGGCCGGCAGGAGCTCAAGGGCGAGATGCTCGAGGACACGCCGGGCGCCTACTGGTCGTGGGAGTCGATCGAGCGCAACCGCATCCCCGAGGGCGCGCCGCTGCCTGACTTCGGGCGGGTCGTCATCGCCGTCGATCCGGCGACGACGTCGACCGACGAGTCCGACGAGACCGGCATCATCTCGACCGCACGGGCGATCATCGAAGCGCATCCGATCCTGCGGCCCGAGATCGCGAACATGGACGTCATCCACCCCGACCGACCGCACGCCCATTACTACGTCCTCGACGACGCCTCGCTGCGCGGCAGCCCGCACGCCTGGTCAACCGAGGCGGTCCGGTTGTACGACCGCCGCTCCGGCGACGTGATCATCGGCGAGCAGAACAATGGCGGCGATATGGTCGAGTCCACCGTCCGGACCGTCCGGGCGAACCTGCCGTATCGCAAGGTGGTCGCGAGTCGCGGGAAGGACGTTCGGGCGGAGCCGATCTCGGGCCTGTACGAGCAGGATCTCGTCCATCACGTCGGCATCCTGCCCGAGCTCGAGGATCAGATGACCTCGTTCACCGGTCCCGGCTCGATCGAGCATGACGACCGGCTCGACGCCGCGGTCTACGGACTGACCGAGCTCAGCGCCTCCGGGGTTGCGGTCATGGCCGGGACAGTCCAACATGGGCGCGCCACTTCCCGGACGAGGACGACGCGTGCCTACACGAACCCGCGGGGCGAGGAGCCGGTCCGACACTGACCCGACCGGCCACGAGGCACCGGCGACCTCGGCGCACTCGGTCAAGATGCTCTCGTACGTCCTCAAGGCCGAGGTCCCTGCCTCGCGCCAGATCCGGGACCCGTTCGAGGAGATCGCCGCCTACGCCGGCGGGCTGGCGATCGAGCCGCCTCTGGATCCGGAACGGCTGCTCATGCTCGCCGACGAGTCCGCTCCTCATGGTGCGTGTCTCGACGCGGTCGCCGATGACACCGTCGGCCGGGGCTGGACGCTCGAGCCCTCCCGTCAGACGCCGGGCACCGAGACGTCGGACGAGTCGGCCGCGACACCGTCAGGAACGGCAGACGAGAACATCGACGACACGAAACTCGCGGATGCGGTCGCGCAGCTGGACGAGGCGCTCGAGGCGATCACGCCCGACTACACGTTCGCCGAGCTCCTGTGGCAGGCCGAGTGGGAGCGCCGGGCGATCGGCTGGTCCGCTTGGGAGATGGTCAACGATCCCGGGGGCAAGCTCGGCGCGATCTACCCGGTCCCGGGGCAGACGCTCCGCTGCACGCCGGATCCGGACGTGTTCGTCCAGTGGCGCGGCGGCAAGGTCGTCTACTTCGCCCGGTTCGGCTCGGGCAAGCGGATCGACGCGCTCTCCGGCAAGGGCATCGATGGCAACGATGCCGGCCAGCGGCGCACCCGAAACGATCCGAAGGTCGAGAACCTCGCGACCGAGGTCCTCGTGTTCCGCGGCTACTCGTCGCGCTCGAAGTGGTATCCGATCCCGCGATGGGCGCCGGCCATCCCCGCGATCGCCGAGCTCACCGCGATCCGCGAATACAACGTCACCTGGTACGGCTCCGGCGGCGTCGTCGATCGGGTCATCCATGCTCGTGCCGGCGACGGGCCCGCAGCGCAGAAGCTCGCCGACGACATCCTCGCGCAGCTGAACGAGGCGTCCGCGAACGGCGACGGGCACGTGACCATCGTCACCGGTGGCGATGAGAAGTCCGCGGTCGAAGCCGTGTTCCTCGCCCCGACCGTCGGCCGGCGTGATGGGCAGTTCGGCAACCGTCGGTCGGACCTCCTCGAGGAGGTCCTCATGGCGCACAAGGTCCCCGGCTACCGAATCGCCCGTGCCATCGTCGGCTCGCTCGGCGGAGCTCCGACCCGAGAGATGCTCCACTCGTACCGGACGGGCACGGTGGAGACCGATCAGAACCTCCTCGAGCATCGACTCAACGCGACCCTGTTCGGGCCGAAGGCGATCAAGCTCTCGGGCTATCGGTGGGTGCTCGTGGATCTCGACTGGGACGAGACCGAGCTCGACCTCAAGATCGCCTCGACCGCAGTCGAGCAGGGCATCGCGCAGCCGGCCGAGGGCCGCACGATCCTCGGGCTGTCGCAGTCCGACGACCCGGCGCTCAAGGGGTTCTATTACAAGGGGCAGCCCCTCGGGCAGCCGCGGCCGGCCGCCCAGGCGACGCCCTTCGGAGCGGCGACCCGCGAGACCGCGCTGCTCAACGAGCTTCGGGTCGAGGTCCGCCGCCGGCTCGCCTCGCGGAGCAACGGGCACTCGACCGACCCTCTCCCCGTCGGCTAAGTGGTCCGCACGGCCGCGCGCCGGCGTCCGCGGCCGGTCGCATACGCAGAGCCCGATCCCCTCTACGGACTCCTCGACGAGGACCTCGAGCTCCTCGACGCCGCGATCGAGGCCATCCTCAAGGCGCGCGCCCCGAAGCCTCCGGCCGGGACCGCAGAGCGATGGGAGCGCCCGATTCGCCGCGAGCTCCGCCGGCTCTCGGAGGACGTCGGCGACGCGATCGACGCGCTCGAAGTTCGGCGGTCGTGGTGGGTTCGCAAGGCCGACCCGTCGGACTTCTCGGTCAAGCCGGCAGTGTGGTCGCGATTCGAGCGCGAGCTCGGCGACGTGCTCGAGGAGATGTACGGCGCCGTCGGCGAGGCAGGATTCGCCGCGGTCGCGGGCGAACTGGGCATCGCTCTCGACTACGGCATCCGTCAGGAGATCGCCGACCCTGTCCTCGACGAGGTCGGCCGGCGGGTGACGATGATCTCCGACGCCTCGCGGAACGAGCTCGCGGATGCGGTCGGGACGGCGACGTCGCGCGGCTACTCGGTCGAGCAACTCGTCCGCGGCGTCGCCGGCGATGGGTTCTCGGGTCTCCGGCCGATGGTCGATCGCTGGCAGGCCATCGCCCCGGTCTCGACGTCGATCGATCGGGCGACGCTCATCGCCCGGACCGAGACCGCGAACGCGTACAACCTCGCGACGATGGACGCGTACCGGGCCTCGAACCTGGTCGCCGAGGTCAACGTGTTCGATGGCGGCAACTGCGGCTGGACGACGCACACCGATCCCGACCTCGCGAACGGATCCCGCCGGACACTCGACGAGGCACGGGCGCACCCGACAGCGCATCCCTCGTGCCAGAGGGCATTCGGGGCGATCGTTCGCGGGGCGCCGCCTCCGGGCTCGCCCTACGCGCAGCGAGTCACCCCGCCTCAGGTCGGGCCACGACCGACTGCGGATGCGCTCGAGCTCCGGGCGCGCGCGATCCAGGCGCGGGCGTTCTCATCGGCGGAGGCTGCCGAGAAGGCGGTCACGTCGACCCTGCGCGACCTCGAGACCCGGACCGGGGGAACCCTCGCGGGCCTGAACTTCCGGCTCAAGATCGACGGCGAGCGGACGGTCGAGAAGGTCCTCGGCGACGTCGCAGCTGGTGACCCGATCGAGCGCGCTAGGCAGGTCAAGGACGCGCTGCGGTACACGCTCATCTACCCGGAGGATCGGTTGTGGGCCGGCGCTCGCGCGGTCGAGGCGGAGCTCACCCGGCTCGGCTACTCGACGATCAAGTGGAAGCCGAACTGGACGAACCCGCTGTCGCGCGACCTCAACACCGCGTTCCGAGCTCCGAACGGGAGCCGGTTCGAACTGCAGTTCCACACCCCGACCTCGTTCGAGCGGAAGATGAACGGCGGGCCCGGCGGACAGCGCCCGTCGCACGAGATCTACACCGAGCTCCGGTCGCTGCCGCAGGATGCGGTGTCGGCTCGACGGTCACTCGAGGACGAGCTCCGAGCTCTGTGGGCCGACGTCCCGATCCCGGCCGGCGAACCGTACTTCGCCGAGATCGTCGAGGACCTACTGCCGTAGGGCGCGCTCGAGCTCCGCGGCCTGCTCGGGGGTGATCGGCGTCGCGTCGGTCACGCCGCCGGCGCCCGTGAAGTAGCCGGCACCTTCGGACGCGAAGATCCACTCGCCCGTGTCACGGTCGAGGACCTCGTAGCGCACACCTTCGGATCCGACGACTCGGCGGGCGAGGCCGTACACGAAGCCGCCGGACTCGAGCTCGGCATACCACGTGTCGGAGGGATTGATCCAGAGGGTCATGATCAGGACTCCTGCCCGGCTGGCGCCGCCGAGCGCGCGTGCAGGATCGACGCCAACCGGAGCCGATAGCGTACCCCGTCGATGCGACGCCACGCGTCCCGGTTCGCCAGCGGGACCAGCACGCACGGACTCATGAGATACCAGCGCGGCAGCGCGAGGAGGACGACGATCGGCATCGTCCAGGGCCGTCCGGTCAGGGCGCCCCACGCGAGGAGCGGGACCGCGATCCCGAGCCGGAGCACGAGCCACGACGGGGTGACCGGATCGAAGTCATGCAGGAACGCCGGGTAGGCGAGCCACGCCTGCGGAGCGATCGCGAACGAGATCCCGACGATCGCTGCAGTGGCACCGAGCCCGATCGCGAGCTTGCGCCACTCGCCCCGGAACGCGTGCCACAGGATCCCGATCCCGACCGAGGACTTCGAGATGAACGCGAACGCCCACGTGCCGGGGTAGCGAATGCCGTACCAGGCGGCGGCAGTGAGCGCGATGTTCACGTTCCCTGCGTTGATATCCGAGGCGACCGGGCTGAGCACGAACACGAGCGGCAGGAGCGGCCCGACGAGCGCGTACAGGGCGACGAGCTCGACCGCTCGAACGATTGCGACGAACGCCTCGAACGGGAGCCCGAGGAGCGGGCTGATCAGCTGCGCGAACGCTGGCGTGTAGACGTACGCCGCGCTCGAGCGGATGACGTACGGGTCATCGGGCACGACCGTCCAGTAGGCGATCGCGTCGACCGGCGATCCGCCTCCGAGCCACACGAGCCATACGGTGACGGCGAACGCGATCGCGAACGCCCGCGCGGCTAGGGCCATCGGACGATCTCGGGGCGGAACCACCAGCGCCAGTGACCGTTACGGTGGACCTCGTGCGCCACGCGAGCGGTGCAGCGGCGACCGGCGAACCGATCGCCGCAGCGGCTAGCCACAGGGGCCTCCGTTGATCGTCGCCACGAGCAGCGCGGCGGCGAGCAGCACGGCCGCGAGCCCGATCGACCCGATCCACACGAGATCGACGAGGTCGCTCATTCGTCCCCTCCCTTCGCGGTGATCTGCTGGACGAGCGGGTTTGAGACGCCGGCCGCAGTCGCGATCGTCCGGAGCGGGATGTCGAGTGCCCGGGCTGCGCGGATCGCGTAGTCGCGCTCGGCCCGTCGGGCGTCGAGGGCTGCCTTTGCAGCCGCATACGCCTCGCCTCGAACCTGGACCCGGCGAAGCGCCGTGTCCGTGTCGAGGGTGGGCGCGAGATGACTCGGGTCCTGTCCGAGTCCCTGAACCTTGCGGGCCATCTCGGCGGGCCAGCCGGTCCACGGGTCACGCGTCGTCGTCATCGTCCGTACTCCTCGGTGAGGACGCCCGGGGGCTGCCCGAGCGTCGTGCGGTTGAGCGCGTAGGCGCCATCGGAGAGCCGGCGCGCGATGGGTGCGGGCCCGTACCCCCACGGGTCCCGGAAGTCGTCCGCGAGATGCTCGCCGCAGCGCGGCTCATCGGATGCGAGGTCGACCGCGATCGATGGCGAACCGCAGGTCTCGTGGTCGTACGAGTCGAACACCCGCCACGACCAGGTGTAGCGGCAGGCGCCGCCGGTGAGCTCCTCGAGGGGGATCATCGGTCGGCCTTGCCATCGGTCCCGACGAACCACGGGGTTTCGCGGTCGTCACTCTCGAAGTATTCGGGCGCGTCGGCCGTCCGCTCCCACAGGAACCCGTACCGGATCCCGCCCGTGTGCCAGCCGGTCGCGGGGTCGCGAGCCTCGTTGACCGCCCGCGTCGCCTCGTCGACGGACGGGAAGTACCCGAGCTCGCGCTCCCGATCGGCAGCCTCACCCTCGGAGTCGTGGTAGAGGACCGCCTCGTACACCGGGCGGTTGCGCCGCTTCACGGCGTCCACCGTGGGTAGAGGCAGAGCGCGTAGCCGGCCCACGGCTCGGCGTACACGCCAGCTGCGCGACCGACCGCGTCCGTGTTGATCGCGACCGCCCAGTCGGAGAACATCGACGACTCGAGGAGGATCGTCGGTGTCGGGACGCCGGGCCACGTCCACGCCATGTTGAGCTCGGGCCCGTCGCCGTGGTAGGCGGCATCCGGTCCGGTCGGGACCTTCGCCCCGGTCCGATACACGCGCCGGATCTCGAGCGCGACTGCGGCGAGGGCCTTGTCGGCCTGGGCCTTTGTGACCTTCCGGGCCATCTCAGCTGCCTCCCTTCACGCCGTAGGGGAGATGGTCATTGACGAACACGTAGCTCGCGAGGAAGTGGACGAGCAGCGCCCGCGGATGCGTCCGCGAGAAACTGAACGCCGGATCTGAGCCGCGCGACCCGAGCGTCCCGGACGAGTCGCCGAGGGTCGCCGTCCCGTCGGGGTTCAGCCACGAGGAGACCGAGTAGCCGAGGTCGATCATCCCGTCGAACCGGCGACCCGAGAAGCCCGCGAGGGCGTCCTTCACGTCGCGGCTCCGAGGAGCGCCGGCCTTGAGGACCGGAGCCCACCGACCGTCCCGGTGATCGACGTCCGCGTAGTTCGTGACGACAGGCCCGTAGGGCTTGTCATCGGAGTCGACCCGGGTCCAGGCGTTCGTGACCGTCCCGTCGTACCACACGTTGACCGACGCGCCGCCGGAGTACGAGTCCGACCGGACGTAGAACTTCGTGCCGGGGAACCGCGCTGCGAGGGTGGACCGGACGAGCGCGGCGGTGTCCGCCCATCCGACGTAATAGATCGGCGACCCGGCCCGATCACTCGGGGTCGAGGCCGCGACCTTCGCATAGACCGGATGGTCTCGCGAAGGGGCCGAAGTGAGGGTCATCCCTGACCTCCGTACCTGCGGGGCCCGTCAGAGCGGCGGGCGCATCTAGAGTGTATAGCACCTTAGCACCGGTCGTCAAGTCGGCCGATGGTCCTACCGAGGGCAGACGAGGATCGAGGGAACGTGCTTGTGCGGCGTGTGATCGGCCGTCCGATGGTGGCACTTGTAGCAGACGTCCGGATCCCGGCGGCTCGCGTGAAACCAGGTGGCCGGCGGATGCTCGATGAGCTTGAGCCGGGCCTTGAGCCGGCCGATGTTGCCGCCGAGGTTCGAGAGTTCGTAGCCCGCGTGCGGGACCGCGATCGACCTCGCGTACGGGGTCAGTGCCGCGAGCTCGGCGCGGTGGGCCTTGCGGTAGGCGGCGTTCGCAGCTGCCATCGCGGCCCGCTTCGCCTCGAGCTCGGCGATCCGCTCCCGGAGCCGCTCGGCGGCGTCGGGATCGTCGGAGTAGATCGCCCGATCTGCGGCCGCTTCGATGCTCGCGGCTCGAGCCGCCATCGCGTCGGCCTTGTCCAGGCTGCGGAATGCCCGATCCTCGCGGGCGATCAGGCGGGCCCGCTCCGGGATATGCCCGGGCTGCGTGTTGAACGCGTGGTCGTCGTGGTAGGGAGCGCCGAGCGCGAGGTCCGCATTCGCGCGGGCCACTCGCCGGCCGGCCCAGTCCCGGAGCCGTTCGGCTCGGGCAAGGCGCCGTTCGCGGTAGGTCATGCCGTGCCTCCTGTACCTGCGGTGAGCAGAGCGGGGACCGCGCTGCCGGGGCCGAGAGCGGCGGGTCGGACGTAGAACGTGACGCCCACGTCCACGCCGCAGAAGTAGGAATGGACGGCGAGGATCGTCCCCGCCGGGACGTCGACCGGGTCGGCCGCGCCGCGCGCCCAGGGGGACGGCACGACGAGCTTGCCGATGCGGCCGTTCGCGACGTCGACGAGGACGACATCGTCCTTCGTCCCGCCCGACCACGAGAGGTCGAGATGGAGAGGACGATCGCCCCACGCGACCGCGGAGAGCTTGCGCCCTCGGTAGTCCGGGAAGGTCGCGGCGAGGAGCCGCTTCACTCCGGGGTCCGAGCGGCGGAGCGGGCGAGAGAGAGGGGACATGGCGCCTCCGTTACCTGCGGAGCCCGTGTCGGGCAACTAGAGTGTATAGCAGCTTAGCGGCCGACGTCAAGCACGAAGATCGCGCGACCAGCGGATCCGAGGCTCGTCGGGGAGGGCGCGATCGCCCCACAGGTTCGCGTCGTACCGAGGTCGGCCGGCGCTCGCCCACGACGCGCGCGCCTGGAGGCGCTCCTCGAGGACGAACCCGGCGGCGCGGAGCGAGGCGCCTGACTCCGAGGCGAGGGTGTACGTGATCGCTCTCCGGTAGCCGAGCGCGGCGGCTGCCCGACAGATCGCCCCGTACAGGCGCGAGCTCGCGTTGCGCTGCTCGAGCGTGCAGACGCGGGTGATCTCGATCGTCGAGCGATCCGCAGCGAGGACGCGCGAGCCTGGTCGGCCGGCGACCGCGAACACCGACGAGCTCGCCGTCGAGTTCGAGCCCGACGCCGAATCGCCAGCCGCGTGGCGGGAGGTTGTGGCGATGGTGGGCCGCGACGAAAGCGCGGGCCTCGGCGAGGTCGATCGCGCGGAGGTTCATTCGTCCTCGACCGTCTCGAGGAGATCCAGCGCCCGGAGCCCGACGACGTAGGCAACCTTCGGCACGACCGCGTTGCCCAACTGCTGCAGGCGATGTTTCCGTCGGGTGACGCCCTTCGCGAGCCGGGGCACGCGAGGCGACGGATCGGGCGGCCACGGCTCGCCCTCGAGCCACTCCGGCGCGGCGACCTCGAGATCAGTCCAGCCGATCGGGAAGCCCATAAGCCACTCCACCCAATCGGGGCTCAGCGGGCCGGTCGCGTGCTCCGCCTCCTGAACGGTCGCGTCGAGGTAATGCTTGTCCACCCGGTACTCGTGGGACTTCGATCCGAGCGGGCCTGTCCCCTTCCACTCGGACGCTCGAGGGGTCGGCCAGATCGACGGCGGCGTCGCCAGCGCGGGCTGCGAGACCGCCTCCTCCGGGAACCGCTGCTCGACGACTGTCCGGAGGTTCTTGCCGTGCCGGACACGCGCGAGCTCGGGCCCCGCATCGCCGTCCCCGGCGCGAGGGGTCGGGTACGTCTGCGCCGCCCGGCCGAGCGGGCTCGAGTGACCGTCCGGTCCGGTGCCGTGCGGTGTCGGCCAGTTGCCGTACCGCGACTCGTTCACCTTCGCCTGCAGCCCGTCGGGCCGACCGTGCGACGAGCGCGCCCCGCCATCGCCATCCGTGACGAGCGGTGTCGGCCACGTCCCCTTGCGGGCCATCGTCTCGAGGCTCGGCCGCTTCCGGCTCCGCGTGTTCGACCCGGTGCCGTTGCCCGACGAGCCGTAGGCAGCTGCGCTCGGCGTCGGGAAGGGCGCCCGATGGATCGGGTCAGGATCCTCCGGCTCGACGTCGCCGAACCCCGAGGACGAAGATCCGGTTGCGTAGGTGCGGAGCACCGACGTCGAGCGCGGCGAGTCGATCCCGTTCCGCGTCGTACCCGAGGGCGACCAGGTCCCCGAGAACGTCTCCGAGCCCGTATCGAAGAAGCCCCGGGACATTTTCCACGAGCACGAGTCGGGGTCGTAATGCAGCGATGACGTCTGCGAACGCCGGCCAGAGCCACCGCGGGTCCGCCTGGGCAAGTTGGCGTCCGGCGACGCTGACGGGCTGGCAGGGGAACCCGCCGGCAATGAGGTCGACCCGTTCGAGCTCGGCGAGGGGGAGGGTCCGGACGTCGCCGTAGCGGGTGACGTCGGGCCATCGATGCTCGAGGACCCGGACCGCTTCGGGGTCGTACTCGACCTGCCAGCGAGGCTGCCAGCCGGCGCGTTCGAGTCCGAGATCGATGCCGCCGATCCCGGCGAATAGCGAACCGTACGTCGGTGCGTCATCGCGCATGGCCGGAGCCGAGCGCGCGCGGCGTGACGTCCTTCGCGTTCGGCGGTGCCACGAGGTAGTCCTCGAGGGCGCCGCCCGCACCGAGGTAGCCCGGCCATCGCGGGTCGCTCGGGTCCGGGATGGGCAGTTCGCACTTGCAGTCGGGGTCGCCACAGAAGCCCGTCCAGGGCCCGTCGCCTGTCTGATGGCCGTCGACCGGATGTCCGCACGTGCAACGGTTCATGAGCTCGCTCCTCTCAGTAGCCGACGAATGTACGCGTCGGCGATCGCGCGGCAGAGCCGACAGCGGGTGACGGCGCCGCCCCCGTGGGCGGGGAGATCATGACGAGTCATGCCGCCACCGACCATCCGGCCGGAGCGGGCCCGTCCGGATCCGTCCGGCGAAGTTTCGCGAGAGCGGCGGGATCAGTGATCGGCCGCAGGTCCCGAGGCCGGGACTTCCGGCCAGCGAGCGCCCGGTCGATCGCGTTGAGGTCAGAGCGCCGCAGCGGCGGCCGCGCGGGGCCGAGCTTGAGCGCGTGAGTCCGGATGATGATCAGGCCCATGTCAGCCTCCGTGGTGAGTGGTAGATCGCGAGCGCGGCGCTCGCGGCGGCGTCGGTCGAGTACCGGCCGACGAGGATGAAGTCGTCGCAGTCCGGAGCGCGGGCGACCGCGACGTAGTCCGCGCCATCGATGACGGTCATGCTGACCGCCGCTCGATCACCGGCGAGGAACCCGCGAACGCGGTCCGCGAGATCCGCCGGGAGGGGCGGAAGATCGGGAGCCGGGAGAGGGGCCATAGCGCCTCCGTTCAGTGATCGTGGCCGGGCAGCGCGCACCGCGGGCCCGGAACGAAGTCAGGGATGCCGGCGAGGACCGGCGAGTGGCGACCGCCACCGAGCCAACCGTCGGCGTGGTAGAGCCACCCGTGATCGTGAGTCGCAGCGCCGCCGTGGGGCGGCCAGCCGGTCCGCACGACGGGCACGCCGCACGCGTCACACGGCCCGAGGACCGGAACGCCTCGAGCGGCGAGTCGGTCGAGAAGCGTCATTGGGACCTCCGTTACCTGCGGAAGGGGCGGAGCCGAGGAGCGGGACCGCCTCCGTGGTAAGTGTATAGCACCTTAGCGCCGAGTGTCAAGGTGCTCTGCAGCGATTCGAGGTAGTACCATCGCCGACGCCAGCGTGACGTTCGAGGAGTCGCCGAGATGACGGTCGCGGTACAGGAGCCCGAGGCGGGCCTCGTCCGGCGGATCTTCCGCCAGGTCGTCCGCTCTCTCGTCGCGAAGCAGCGCAATGACACCGGCGTCATGGTCGCCCTGTTCCTGCCGCCCGACGTCGCGGCCGAGCTCGCGGTCCCCGGCGGCGAGCCGGCGAACGTCTTGCACTTGACGCTCCGCATCTTCGCCGACGATGCCGCGCAGGTCCCGATCGAGAAGCTCGACAAGTGGGCCGCAGAGATCGAGCAGGTCGCGAAGCGGACGCCGGTCCTGTCGGGTCGGATCTCCGGAGTCGGGCGGTTCAACGGCGACCAGGCTGGCGGCGAGGACGTCGTGTACGCGACGATCGACCTGCCCGGACTCGAGCAGCTGCGCGATCAGGTGCGATGGTGCGGCGACTACCGCGAGCTCGGGGAGTCCGACGAGCCGGAGCACGGGTTCAGCCCGCACGTCACGCTCGCGTACGGCAACGATGTCGAGCTCCCCGAAGTCCCGACCGTCCCGGTTCGGATCGATCGCCTGAGCCTCGCGATCGGGAACGAGCGACGCGACTACATGTTCGCCGGCGCCGCGACTGCGCCGGTCGCGGTCACGCAGCACAAGGCCCAGTGGTCCGCGGCGTTCATCAACGATCTCCCCGACTCCTCGTTCCTCTACATCGAAGCCGGCGGCGAGAAGGACGGCGACGGGCGGACGACGCCGCGATCGCTGCGCCACTTCCCGGTCAAGGGCCCCGATGGCGCGGTCGACCTGCCGCACGTCCGGAACGCCCTCGCGCGGATCCCGCAGTCGAAACTGCCGGCCGACGTCCAGGCAGCTGCCGAGCGCAAGGCCCGCGCGATGCTCGAGGCCGCGACCGAGAAGGCATCGGTCGAGCGGTCCGAGGCGGTCGTCGCCACGCTCGGCGAGCTCGGGTGGGAGGGCAAGGTCGAGGTCGAGCCGGTCGGCGTGTCGGAGGACGGCTCCGCGTTGATCTGGAAGGCCGACCGCGAGGAGGGTCCGGGGCTCATCCTCGTCGATGACGGGGCCTCGATCCTCGAGCTCTCCGCGTGGGTCGAGCGCGCCTCGGTCCCTGCCCTCGAGCCGGTCGAGCAGTTCGCGGTGATCAAGTCCGAGGGTGACCTCCGCTACACCCTCGGCGTCGCGTATCCGGCCCGGCGGACGACGAAGGCGACCGACTCGAAGGACGTCGACGCGCACAAGGACTACATGACGCCCGAGGAGCTCGAGAAGGCAGCGTGGGCGTACCTCCGCGACCGGACGACCGTCCGCGCCTCCGGAGGCTCGACCGGTGTCGGGACGATGCACGAGGACGGGACCGACGGCGCCGGCGACGTCGTCGAGTCGTATATCTACCGCGGCCCGACGTGGAAGGTCGCCGACCAGGTCGTCGAGGCCGGCGATTGGCTCCTCGGCGTCGTGTGGGACGAGCCGACGTGGGCGCGCATCCAGTCAGGCGACCTGACCGGATATTCGATGCAGGGCTACGCGGCACGCGAGCCCGGGTAAGTTAGGAGGATCGCAATGGCACCGGAGATGGCACCGGAGACGGATCCGCAGCCCGAGAGCGCCCCGGAGACCGTCGAGCGAACGGACACCCCGAGTCGGGGCGCGCTGATCGCGGCATTCGGCGGATCGATCACGATCCGACAGCGCGCCGATGGGCTGCCCCACGAGGGCCACGACCCGAGCCTCACCGAGCTCAGCGAGCTCCTCGAGGCCGCGATCAACGGCGCGTGGGACGTCGTCGCGAACGTCACGCTCAGCCGGACCGACCGCTAGATGGCCGGGAACGGGCGGGCTGCAGGGCCCGCCCTGATCCCGACGGGGCGGAAGGCGCTCCGGATCGGGATCAGTGATGACGGGCGGTTCGCCGACGTAACGGTCCCGGGCGACATCACCGAGGAGGAGATCCTCTCGTTGATCGCGTCGCTCGCGGCGTCGGTCATGCCGGCGATCCGCGCCCCGTCGTCGGGCATCCTCGTCCCGGTCACGGGGCGCGAGGAGGGGATCCGGATCGAGTGACGGTGCAGGTCGCGCCGAAGCCGCACGCCCTCGAGCCGGCGCTCGAGGTCCGGTGTCCCCGCTGCGGCGGGAAGCTCCTCGTCTACGTCCCGCCGGTGACCTCGGTGTCGATCCTGATCCAGACAGTCTGCCGTCGCTGCCGAGCGATCTACGTCGCAGACTTGCGCGCAGAGGGTCCGATCGTTAGTCTGACGCCCGACAGGCCGAGCGCCTGAGCGCCTCGAGCGCCTGAGCACCCGCGGACAGCCGTCCGCGCCGTAGATGCTCAGGAGGCGCGAGATGCCGGCGAAGCTCACCGACCTCGACGTGGACCGGGTCGACGCGGTCGACCGTCCGGCCACCCGTCGGAAGTTCCTCATCCTCAAGGACGAGACCGGCGGCACGCCGGCATCCGAGGACCCCATCGCCCAGGCGAAGCGGCTCCTCGCCGCGGCCGCGAAGGCGGTTGGCATGATCCACGCCTCGAAGGCCGAGCACCCCGCCGAGATGGCGGACGCGCTCAACGAGCTCGCCGAGGCGTCGGGCGCCGAGCAGCGGTTCACGAAGGCCGTCGAGAAGCCGGCCGACGAGCCAGCCAAGACGCCCGAGACGAAGGCCGAGACGCCCGCGCCGTTCGATGCTGCGGCGTTCGCAGCGGCGATCGGGCCGGCGATCGGCGATGCCGTCGTCAAGGCCCTCAAGGCGGACCTCGAGAAGGACGAGTCGGGTGCGGTCACGCGTGGCACGCCCGAGACCGTCGTCCCTGCCTCGAAGCAGGACACCGAGCCGGTCACGAAGCGGGCCCCCCGCGGCGTCGACTTCTCGAACATCGTCTTTGGCCGGGCGTCCGGCCTGAACGGCTAGCGCCTCGAGCGCACTGAGTCCGCCCCGAAAAGGGCGCGACAGGAGGTACAGAACGAATGACCGCGATCCTCCGTCAGTGGCTCGAGAAGGCCACCCTGACGACAGCCGACCTCGAAGGCGGCACGAACGGCGGGATGCTCTCGCCGGCGCAGGCCAAGCAGTTCATCCGCCAGGCGATCGAGGCGAGCGTCCTGCTCCCTGACGCCCGCAACGAGAGCTCGGACTCACCGAAGTTCGAGGTCCCGCGGATCAACCTCAACTCGCGCGTCCTGCGGCGCGGCGTCCAGGCGACCCGCCTCGACGATGCGGACCGCGTCAAGCCGGGCACCGGGCTCGTCGAGCTCGACACGCAGCTGTTCAAGGGCGAGATCCTCGTCGCCGACGAGTTCTTCGAGGACAACGTCGAGCGCGAGAGTGCCGCCGGCACGATCATGACCATGCTCGCCGAGGCGGTCGGTCGCGACGCCGAGGAGATCGCGATCAAGTCCGACACCGATCGGACCGGCGCCGACGACGAGACCCTCGACGCGTTCGACGGGATCATCGCGACGCTGCAGGACGAGCTCCCGGCGAATCAGATCCTCGACGTGTCGGCCGAGACGACCGCCCAGGACATCTTCCGCCGGATGATCGAGGCGCTGCCGTCGCGGTACCGCCGAAACTACGGCGAGCTCCGGATCTACGTGCCGACGTTCCTGCGCGACACGTACCACGCCGAGCTCGGCGAGCGCCTCACGGTCCTCGGCGACTCCGCCGTCGTGGACAACCTCGCGACGCGGCTCGCCTACCGCGGCATCCCGATCGAGGAGCTCCCGCTCCTGTCGGGCGAGGACACGATCAACGGCGCATCGATCGACTACGCGACGTTCGCGTTCCTCACGCACCCCAAGAACATCATCGCGGGCTGGCATCGCCGGATCCGGATCGAGAAGTTCCGGGACCCGCGCGAGGGGGCGACCTCGTTCCTCCCGAGCCTGCGGTTCGACTGCAAGCTCGGCGAGCCCGAGCGCGCAGTCCTCGCGACGGGCGTGCCGTTCGAGGCACCGGGCAGCTGAGCCCCGCCTCATAGCTGAGGGACGCTCAGAGGGGCCGGTCGTCGCGCAGAACGGCCGGCCCCTCGACTTACTCAGAGGATCGCAATGCCAGGTGTAAGGGTCCAGCATCCGACGGCTCGCAATGCCCGGTTCACGATCGCCGATGGCGATCGGCCGTACCCGAAGCCGTACACATGCACGCCGCCGGAGTTCGGCGGCTGCGGCTCGGTCCACGAGTTCAAGACGCACCACCTGAACGTCGACGAGACCGGAGCGGCGATCGTTGAGCGCGTCCTCTACACGCGGATCCGCGGGCTCCTCGAGCTTGCCGGATTCCGCGAGACGAACGAAGTCGCGAAGCCTCCGGCCATCGGCATCGGCATGGCCGCTGGACGGCCCGGTGCGTGGGGCAACGTGCCGATCATCCGCTCAACGGGCTAGGAGGGTTCAGGCGTGGCGAATGCACTGTTCGAGAAGTTCCGGAACGGCCAGCTCGGTCTCGGCTCGTACACGGTGATCGACTTCCCGTCCGACACCTTGAAGCTGGCGCTCATGGACCACGCCGGCGCCGACGGCGCGCCGGACATCGCGGCCGATGACTTCTATGACGACGTCGACGGCTCGCTCGTCGGTGCGCTCTCATCGGCGCTCGGCAGCATCACCGTCGGCACGGTCGCCGTCGGCGTCGTGGATGCGGCCGATCTGACACCGGCGTTCACCGGCGTGACGGGCGCCAGTGTCGAGTCGGTCGTCGCGTTGAAGGACACCGGCACGCCCTCGACCTCGCCACTGTTCGGCTACTGGGACACGGCGACCGGGTTGCCGCTCACGCCCAACGGCGGCGACGTGAACTTCACCTTCAACGCGTCTGGCATCTTCAAGTTCTGATCCGCCACGGGGCCTGACCCGGCCCTCTGACGAGGGGGTCTAGACCGTGGCGATCTCGCTCAAGACGGCGGGTACGTGGGCCCGCGTAGTCACTGACCCGTCCTCGGTAACCATTCCCGGCTCGCCAGCAGCCGGGGATCGGATGTTCCTGTTCGCGAACTGGAAAGACTTCGCGATCACGGTCGCTGACCCGTCCGGCTGGACGCCGATCAAGAACAGTTTCGCGGACGGCTCGGTCGGCGCTGGCAACGGCACCGGCTCGGTCTCGGTCGCCGCCTGGTATCGCGACTGGGTATCGGGCGACGGCAACCCGAGCCTCAACTGGTCCTCGGCACCGACCGAGGCGCACGCCGTCGTCATGCTCTGGCAGAAGGGCGCCAGCGACGTGTGGTCGACGCCCACCTTCGCCACGGCTGCCATCTCTGCGGCGGACCCGTTCAGCGCGACCGCCACGCAGGCCCTGACCATCGCCGATGCCTCGGTCGTGATGTGCATGATCGCGCTCCGCGACGACTCAGTCGCGATGGCGCGATCGACGAGCTCGATCGGAGACGACGGGTCGCCGGCCCTCACGTGGAACGGTAACTACGTCGAGAGCCCGGCGACGCACTTCAACTCGACGACCGGACTCGATATGTCGGGCGACCTCGGCCATCGGTTCGTCACGACTGGCGCCGCTGGCGTCAACCTGACGATCGAGGGCAATCCGGACGCCGCTGAGACCGGCTCCGCGTTGTGGGTCCACCAGCAACTCGCGGTCACGCAGACGATCGGCGCGATCGCGCTCCTCGATCCGACGAGCGCGGTGTACGCCCCGACGATCACGCCCAAGAACACCTTGGGCGCCCTTGCGCTGCTCGACCCGACATCCGCGATCTACGCGCTGACCCTGACGCCAAAGAACACGCTCGGGGCTCTGCCGCTCCTCGACCCCGTGAGCGCGGTCTACACGCCAACGGTCACGCCAAAGAACACCGTAGGCGCCTTGCCGCTGCTCGATCCCTCGAGCGCCATTTACGCCCCGACCGTCACCCCAACGAACACCGTCGGTGCGCTGGCACTCTTGGATCCGAGCTCGGCGATCTATGCGCTGACTGTGGTCCCGGGAGCGGTCACCGTCGGAGCCCTGCCGCTCCTCGACCCTGTCTCGGCCACCTACGCGCCGACCATCCTTCCGATCAACACCCTCGGCGCCCTGCCACTGCTCGATCCGAGCTCCGCGATCTACGCGCCCACCGTCGTCCCGGGCGCCGTTACGGTCGGCGCGCTGCCGCTCCTCGATCCCGTGTCGGCGGTGTACGCCCCGACGATCCTGCCGCAGCCCGTGACGGTCGGGGCGCTGGATCTCCTCGACCCGACGTCCACGGTCTACGCGCTCACGGTGACCCCCGGTGCTGTCACGGTCGGCGCGCTCGCGCAGCTGGACCCGGTCTCAGCGATCTACGCCCCGACGATCGTGCCGGGTCCTGTTGGCGTGAGCCTGACGTTCGTCGATCCGGTCTCCGCGATCTTCGCGCTCACGGTCGCGCCGGCGCCGATCACCTTCGAGCTCACCCTGCTCGACCCCGCGAGCGCGATCTATGCGCCGACGCTGCTCGCGCTGAACACCCTCGAGCTCGGGCTCATCGATCCGGTTTCGGCGGTGTACGCGCCGACAGTGGCGCCGATCAACACGTTCAGCCTGTCGCTGCTCGATCCGGTTTCGGAGGTCTACGAGCCGCTCGTCGCGAACGCCTCGGGCCCGCAGACGGTCGTGCTCGGGCTGCTCAATCCCGTGTCGGCGATCTACGCCCTGACGGTCGGAGGCGCTGCCGTCACGGTCACGCTCGATCTGCTCGATCCCGGATCCGCGATCTACGAACCGGTCCTCGCATCGTTCAACCTGATCGCGCTCGAGCAACTCGATCCGGCCGCGGCGATCTACGAGTTCGTGGTCACGCAGGGCGGCGGCGCTGCAAGCGAGGTTGTGCTCGATCTCATTGACGCCGGCGTGACGATCTTCGCGCTCGCGGTCACCCGCGGCGGCGAGATCCGGTGGGCCGACGTCGTTGTCGAGGTCGACGGGATCGAGGGGCCGGCGGGTACGATCTCCGGGATTGCCGGCCCGACCGCGACGGTGCGACTCACGGGCGGACCAGGAGGGTAACGATGACGCAGCTGATGATGGTCCGTGGCAAGACGGCGGAGTTCCTGCTCGAGCTCACCTTCGAGGGCGAGCCCGTGGTCGTCGATCCCGAGGTCGAGCTCGTGTTCACCGCGAAGCGCGCGTTCAGCGACTCGAACGCCGACGCGATCATCCACAAGACGATCGACGCGGGTATCACGGTCGGCACGGAGCCCGGCGAGGCGACCGTGAAGATCGAGCCCGCCGACACCGTCGACCTCGACCGGCGGGTCCTGTTGTGGGACGTCGAGCTCGTCGATCCCGACGAGAACCGCTACGTCGTCGCCGGAGGCACGCTGCACGTCGATCCCGTCGTGTCGGCAACTGTCCTCGGCTCGTGAGCGCCGTCCGGGTGACGATCCTCCCCCGGGCGGCGCTCGCCCTCCCGGAGGTCCTCGCGTCGGGGTAGGATGCACCCGAGCGACGGTGCGGAGACGGCAGCCTCCGCCTCGCCGCTCGAGGAGGATCGATCCGTGGGTATCGCAGTTCAGCCCTACCAGGCGTGGTACTTCGGCGCGGCCGTTCATAACGACGAGGTCGAGCTCGCGATGCGCGCCGCGACCGCCAATGATCGGCTCACGACACCGCGCCTCGTCGAGCAGGTCCAAGTCGTCGGGCTCGAGACCGAGAACGAAACGGACTTCGTGTGGGTCATCCGCGAATGGCCGTCAGGCCGCGCCGAGCGGATCGAGTCGTGGCTCGTTCGAAAGATGCCAACCGAGCCGTGACGGTCACCGTCGCAATGCCGTGGCGCGGTGCGCCCGAGCTCCTGCCGCGAGCCGTTCACTCGGTGCTCGCGCAGACGGTCAAGGATCTCCGGCTCGTCGTGGTCGCAGACGGGGAGCGCATCGGTGCGCGACTGTTTCACTCGCTCACCGACGGCGGCTCGTGGGGCCCGGATGAGCGGCTCGTGCTCTACCGGATCGAGACGAGCCACGGTCCGTACTTCGCCCAGGAGGTCGTCCTCGAGGCGACGAGCTCGGAGTGGTACGCCGTCGTCGGCGCGGATGACTGGGTCGATCCTGACCATCTCGAGCGCCTGATCGCGGTCGCCGACCCGACGGGCGCCGCAGTCCCGGGGGCGGTGTGGTGGCACGAGGACGAGATGCCGGATCCGCGATATCCATTCGTCCACGTCGGGCGCTACGAGGTCGGCGTGTATCGCCCTGAGCGGCTGCGCGCGATCGGGGGGTTCAACGTCGCCGAACGGATCGGCCAGGACTCGCTGACCCTCAAGCTCCTCGACCTCACCGGAGGTATGGCGGTCGTCGACTGGGCGACCTATCACCGCACCCGCCGGCCGGACTCGCTCACGACCTCGCCCGAGACCGGATTCCGCACACGCACAAGGAACGAGATGCGCCGGCGCAACCGCGGCGTGTACGCCAAGGCGCAGCGGCTCGCTGCCGGTCGAGGGTTCCCGCTCAAGCTCGCACGGTGGCGCCGCTCACAGATGCCAAAGGCCCTCCGCGAGGAGGCGGCGATGCACGCGGACACGCTCCGAAAGATCATCGGATGACCGAGATCGCGACCGTCGGGCTGTCGGGGCAGTTCCTCGCTGAGAGCGGGTGGCTGCCGGCGCTCCGCCACGCACGGGAGATGATGTTCGACGTCCTCCACCACGCCGGCTACGAGGTCGAGGCCGACGGGCGGATCGTGTGGCGCCTCCGACCGACGCCGCGCGTGTTCGACGGGATCGAGCTCCTCGCGCTCTACGGCGACCGACGAGTCGAGGAGGGGCAGACGGTTCGGGCGTGGCGCCGCGACGTCCTCGCGATCCGCGCTCGACCGCACCGCCGGGAGCGTCATCCGCTCACGCCGCCGCGATGACCGCCGCTACACTGCCGCGGATGGGTACGGGGCTATGGTTCGTCACGCCGGCGTGGCAGCGGTACGGGATCGTCGAGATCTGCCTCGAGCAGCGCCGCCGGGTGATCGAGGAGCTCGCGGCCCACGGGATCGAGGCGCACCAGGTCGTCATCGCGGACGACGAGAACCTCGACATCGCCCGCGCGGCCGGCGCCGAGATCGTCGTCCGCGACAATGAGATGGTCGGGCGGAAGTTCAACGATGGGATGGAGTACGCCGGCAAGCACGGCGCCGAATGGATCGTCCCGATCGGCTCGGACTCATGGATCGCGACCGACTACTTCCTGCCGCTCGTCAAGCCTCGCCTGACGCTGACCTCGCCAGCCTACGCCGTCGTCACGCCGACGACGCTCGCGCAGCTGACCGTCGCCCCGCTCCGGCTCGCCCACTCCGCGGGGCCGTACGTGTTCCATCGCTCGCTCCTCGAGCCGTGCGACTTCCGTCCCTCGGCCGAGGACTCGAACATGGTCGACACGTCCACGATCGCGGGGATCGAGCGGCACACCCCGATCCGCTGGCAGGTCCGGACGCTGCACCCGTTCCAGTACGTCGGGTTCCGGATCCCGCCGATGATGACGACGTATCACTCGCTCTGGCGCAGATGGGGTGTCGCCGAGCTCAACCCGCCGTGGCCGACATTGCGGCGCTATTACCCGCGCGACCTCGTCGAGCGAGCGCGGGCGCTCATGACAAGGTAGGGAGGATCGTTCCATGCTCGTCGAGCTCATCCGCGCCGCGATCGAGGATCGCCTCGACGGCAACGTCGGGATCGTGGTCTCAGGCGGTCTCGACTCGTCCACCGTCGCGAGCCTCGCGCCGGAGTCGCTCCCGACGTTCACCGGCTATTACGACGTGCCCGGGTTCGATGAGCGCCGCTACGCCTCGCTCGTCGCGCATCCGGAGCATCACGAGGTCCTGATCACGCCGGCGGATTTCGTCAAGTGGTTCGATGAGATGGCCGGGTTCATCCGTCCGCCCGTCCAGGGACCGGGCACGTTCGGTCAGTTCATGCTCGCGAAGGCGGTCTCCGACCGCTGTGAGGTCGCCCTCTCGGGCGAGGGCTCCGACGAACTGTTCGGCGGCTACGCGCGCACCCTCCTCGCCGCTGGCGAGCCGATGCCCGACGGGTACGAGAACTACTCGCCGCCGGCCGACTACCCGGTGGGTGATCTCGCTGCGGCGCTGCAGTACGACCTCGACCGGTTGCCGGATCTGCTCGCGGTCGATGATCAGATGACGGGCGCCTGGGGCGTCGAGGCGCGCGCTCCGTTCACCGATGAGCGGATCGTTGACTACGCGCTCGCCCTCGAGCCGATCGAGCGAGTCGGCAAGCGCCACCTGCGCCAGGCGGTCCGCGGCATCGTGCCGGACGCGATCATCGACCGCACCGACAAGATGGGGTTCCCGGCACCGTTCGTCCTGTGGGCGCAGGAGGACCCGGTCCGCTCGTTCGTCCTCGAGCGGATCGGCTACGTCCCGGATCCCGAGCGTCCGTGGGACCGCGCATGGTGGTACGCGATGGTCGAAGCGGCCGGTGCGGATTGACTTTCTCGCTCGTGAGCGCCACTTCGCCGATCACCTAGCGCCGGTCGCTCGAGCACTCCGAGCCCGAGGCATCGAGGGGCGGTTCATCGTCGAGCCGGCGATCGCGTGGCGCGCAGTGGAGCTCGGGTTCACACCCGATCAAGGCGCGAGCGATCCCTCGGTTCCGATCGTCCTCGCCTCGTACGGCGATCTCAAGGTCGCGCGCAAGGCCGGCCGGACGAAGATCGCGCTCCTGCAGCACGGCATCGGCCAGAGTTACGGCGGGGATGCTCGGGTCGCGGAGGGACCGAGCTACTCGGGCGGCCGTGACAATGGCGATGTCGGACTGTTCCTCTGCCCCAACGAGCACTCCGCGAACCGCTGGCGCGAGGCGTACCCCGCTGCACGAGTCGAGATCGTCGGCTGCCCGAAGCTCGACACCCTCCCCGCTCGGGAGCCGGGGCCCGGGCCGGTGATCGCGTTCACCTTCCACTGGGACGCCCACGTGGTGAACGAGACCCGCTCAGGGTTTCGGCAGTTCTCCTCGGCGATCGTCGCAGCGAAGCGCCAGGGCTGGACGGTCCTCGGGCACGGCCGCCCGCGGCTCCTCACGGACTACCGCACCGGTGCCGTCCGGTTCTATGCCCGCTTCGGGATCGAATGCACGACCGACTTCGACGAGGTTTGCCGGCGGGCGGATCTGCTCGTGTTCGACAACACGAGCTCGGGCTACGAGTTCGCCGCGACCGGGCGGCCGGTGCTCGTGCTCGACCCGATCCAGTACCGCCCGCTCGTCACGCACGGGCTCCGGTTTTGGGAGGCCGCAGACGTCGGGGTCCGGGTCAAGCGCCGCGAGCAGGTCGTGTCGGGGATCATCGAAGCTCTCGCCGATGCACCGGAGCGCCAGGCCGCGCGCGAGGCGGCGCTCTCGATCGTCTACGGCTACCGCACGGGAGCCTCAGAGCGGGCGGCAGACGTCATCGTGGACTGGGCGTCGCGTATCATCCACCCGAGGATCGCTTGCGGAGGTCTAGGCGATGGTGGAGCTCGGCACCCTAGAGGGGCTCAAGGACAAGCTCGGCATCGCGGCCGCGGACCGGACGCGTGACCGCGAGCTCGAGGTCCTCCTGCTCGCAGCCCGGCGGTACGTGCTCCGCACCGTCCGCTACGCCGAGGCGGGCGAGATCTCAGGCGAGATCCACGAGAACGTCCGCGAGGGCGAGGCGATCTTCGCCGGCGTCCGCCCGCTCGATCCCGACGTCGACCTTATCGTCGAGGGCCGGCGGTTCGGGACGGAGACTTGGACGACACTGACCGCCGAGGTCGTCGACCCGGTCGAGGGGCGGATCCGGATCGTCAACGCTGCGGACTCGCCGTGGCCCCCTGTCTCGGCCAGCTGGTCGTCGTGGCCGTGGGGCCGGCGGCAGCGCCAGATCTGGCCGCTCGTCCGGCTCGGCTACGCGAACCTCGCCGCTCCGCTCGACGAGCTCGAGGATCTCGGTCTAGTCGTCGAGGTTCTCGCGGCGCACTGGGACCGCGAGAGTTCCGGCAGTTCCGGCGTGCTCGTCGCGCAGACGGCCGGCATCGTGTCCGAGCAGTATTCGGCGGGCTCGTCCGGGGCGCTCGGAACGGTGCCGAATGCGGTCGGGCTCATCCTTGCGACCTATGGCGGGCTCGGGCGGGCGCGCCTGTCGCGGTGACGCACGGGCACGATGCGACCTGCACGGATCTGCCGAGCGAGTCGGGGATCGGTGTCTGCATCCGGAGCATCGATCACGGACCCGGACAGATGGTGTCGGGCGAGACGTTCGATCGGCACCCCGCAGGGTTCATCATCGCCCACGACGTACCCGGCGGAGGCGAACGCTGCGAGGGCGCACTCACGATCGACGAGGCGCACTTCGGGCCGGAGCGATGGACCGTATCGGGGAGCCTCGAGGCGGGCGATCTCACCCTCACGCCATCGGTTGCGTGTACCGTGCATCCGACGTTCCATGCCCACGTGACGAACGGACGGTGGACCGGATGACGCTCCCGCGAATCGCGCAACGGATCGACCTCGTCGCGACGCGCGTGCTCGAGTCGAACACGGAAGATGCGTGGGGCCGGAAGGTCCCGGCCGCGCCTGTCACGGTCGCGGCATGGCGGGGCGACCTGCAGCCTCGCAAGGTCCGCGGCGGATCCGGCGAGATCCTGACCTCGACCGGGCAGGGCGCGGCGCTCTCGGAATACATCGTCCTCGCGCCGCTCGGGCTCGGCATCCTGACCGGAGACGTCATCCAGCGTGCGACCGATGACGGGCTGCGCTACCAGGTCAACCGCGTCGACCCGATCGGCGAGGGCCTCCGGCTCGCCCACGCGGAGATCGCCTGCGACCTCGTCACGTCGGGCGTTCCCTGACCGATGGCCGGCAACGCGAGCCGGCGCATTGCGAGCGCGGCGGGCCTGCGGGGCGACGTCGCGTTCCGCTGGCGCCCCGGAGGACAGCGCGACCTGCGGCTCGGTGTGGCGTACGGGCTGCTCGAGGCCGGGTACTACGGCGAGGACCGCATGAAGGCCGACGCTCCGGTGCGCGGAGGGCACCGTTCGTTCCTGACGGGCGCGCATCTCGCGGGCCCGCTCAACGTGTCGGACTTCCCGGGGACTCGTCGAGCGAAGGTCACCGTCGGCGGAACGCTGCGGCGAAGCATCCACGCGATCGTGTACCTCGACGGCGTTCCGATCCCCGGCTCGCGTCGGGTGGACGAGAACCAGGTCCCGATCCCGAACTACGCGACCAGCGGGGCGCACGTCATCCTCGTGCTCGGCACAAACTCCGGATACGGCGGTTGGGTCGATGGCGGCACGGCTAAGATGCCGGCGCGGCCGTTCACGATGCCGGCCGTGGCGCAGATGTCGAAGGCCCTCGGGAGCCTCATGCGATCCGGAGCGGACGGGTATTGGAGGACGCGATCATGAACCTCGCAGAGGCGGCATCGATGGTGCTCCCGTGGGTGATCGCCATCGCCCTGATCGCGACCGGCGTGCTCATCCGGAGGCGTCGCAATGACGGTTGAGATGGTGGATCCCACAGGCCGTATCGTCGTCGAGCTCCGCGAGGCTGCGGCCGACTGGCCGGCGCCGCTCACGAACTACCGGATCGCGCCCGGCGAGCTCGCCGGCACGGACGTTCCGAAGGATGGCTCGGCACCGCTGGCGATCGTGGTCCGCCGTGCTCCGACCCTCCGCTTCCGCCGGCTGCCGCTGGCGCGGTTCGACTACCGGCTCGACTGCTACCACCCCGACGCGCGCATCGCGGCGCAGATCGCGGGTCTCGCCTCGGACGCCCTGCACGACCGGGGGCCGCGCGTGGCGAGCGGCATCGGGATCTTCGCCTCGTACGATGCCGGCGGATCCGGCGGACTCGTCGAGCCCGACACGAAGTGGCCGGTCGAGCGCGTCCTCGTTCGGCTCACGGTCGCAGCGCAGGCGATCGCGTAGCGTCTAGTCGCGACCTGACGGACGGTGTAGCCTGTCGCTCGACCGGAAACGGCCGGCCATCGCCCAGGCGATGACCGCGTGAAGTCGTCCGAGCCCGAGGCGGGCAAGGCGACGAGACCATCGCCGGGAGCGCCGCGGAGCGCCGGAGGCACGTTGAACGTGTCAGGAGGCGCGCGAGATGGGCGTTACCAGCACGACGGCCGAGGAGATCTCGGTCGGCGCGGGCGAGGTTTACTACCAGGACGACGAGGGCGTCTGGCAGCCGGTCGGGGCGACGAAGGACAATAACGTCTGGCGTTGCGTCACCGAGTACGCCGACATCAACCTCAACGGCGTGATCGGCCCGATCAAGGGCATCGACTACATCACCGAACAGCTGGCCGAGCTCGAGGTCTCGGTCGCGCAGATGAGCGCCGAGAAGATCGCGCTCATGATCCCGGGGGCGACCTCGACCGTGCAGACAGCGGCCGACAATGGCGGCGCCTCGACGACCCTCGCGGTCGCGACGACCGCGGGTCAGTGGGAGGGGGTCAAGCTCGCCGCGGTGGCCGGGCTCGCCGTCGGCGAGTACGTCCGGATCGGTGCCGATGGTTCGATCGAGTGGCGCACCCTGACGCGGGTCGGCACCCTCGGCGCCGGCGGCACCGGTGTCGATCTCGACTTCCCGCTGCAGCTGGCGCACGACGTCGGCGATGACGTCGTCGAGACCGACGGCGCGGGTCTCACGATCATCACGCCTCCGATCATCCGCCGGCTCCCGAGCTCGGCGTATCACAACTGGCGTCTCGACGTCCCGGGGCTCGACGGTCGGCTGGTGCGGTTCCTGATCCTCAACGGGATCATGACCGAGAACGCCGAGGTCGAGGCGGCGGACGACGACGCGGCCGCGCCGCGTCTCACGATCCAGTCGCGCATCGATCCCGCGGATCCGAACACCGGATCGTGGGCGATCCATCGCGTCCCGACCTTCGGGGCTGAGCCGGTCGGCTCCTGACCCTCGCATCCACTGAGCCCCGAGGAGGGCCTGATATGGAACCGATCGAGCGCGCCGGCACGCGGACAGATGACGAGGTCGCATTCGGCATCATCCCGTGCCGGTTCTCATCCGAGGTCCGCTACATGCGGACGCTCAAGATCAACGCCGCGAAGGAATGGAAGGCGCTCCTCGGGCGCAAGCTCGCCGGCACGATCGCCGAGTACGACGTCCCGGCGATGCGGCCAGGTGGCGGCTCGAAGATGCTCGAGTCGCTCATCGGGCTCGGGATGCTCGGCACCGACACCGTCCTCGAGCTCGTCGTCGCGTACGACAAGCGCGGCACGCTCGGCGGCTCGGAGTGGCTCGGCGAGAACGCCGACGATGCCGAGCTCTATGCCGTGTTCCGGTCGATCTTCGCGGTCCACTTCCCTTTCGTGAGGGACGTCCTGAGCGCGATGGGCACGCTGGCGGGACTGCTCGCCAGCGGGGCCCCGGAGGCGGTGGCGGAGGCGCTGACTCCACAGGGCGTCGAGTCTCCTCCTCCGAGCTCGTCGAGTGGTGCCTCGCGAACTGGGGCCTCGGCCCCGACACGATCGCGACCACGCTCGACGAAGCGCAACTAGAACTTCTGTGGCGACGCGGGCAGGAGCGCGTCGTCCGGGAGATTCGCGAGGACGCCGAGCGGGACCGGACGATCACGAAGGCCGCCGTATTCGACGCGATGACCGACCTGTACGCGATCCTGCCGCTCGGGCGCGACAAGCGCGGCCACGCCCGGCCGCTACTCAGGAAGCTCTCGGCAGCGAAACCCGGACTGACCGGTGCAGCCCTCGAGCGACGCATCGACGCGCTCGCCCGGAACCCGCTCTACGCGGGCAAGATCCACTGAGCTCGTGATCCCGTGAACATCGGCGATCTGTTCGTCCGTGTGCTCGGAGACACTTCGCAGGTCGAGCGCGACGTCGCCGGTCTCGGCACGTCGCCGAAGATCGCCGCCGGCGGCCGCAAGGCTGGCGATATGTTCGCGAACGGCGTCCGCCAGGCGTCGAACCTGATCGGTCCGGCGATCGGCGCGGCGTTCGCCGGCGGGATCTCGTCTGCGGCGAAGTTCCAGGACCAGCTGCAGACGATCCGCACGGTCGCGATGGACCTCACCGATCAGGAGCTCGCGGGCATCGGCGACGAGCTCCTCACCCTCTCAGCCAAGACGGGCAAGCCGATCGAGGACCTGACCGCCGGGTTCTACGATCTCGTGTCGGCCGGCATCGATGCCTCCGATGGCGTCAAGATCCTCGCCGAGAGCTCAAACCTCGCGATCGGCGGGCTCGGCTCCACTGCCCAGGCGGTCGACCTCGTCACGTCGGTCCTCAACGCGTACGGGCTCGAGGCGGATCAGGCCAGCCGGGTCACCGACGTATTCGCGAAGGCGGTCGCCGACGGCAAGGTCACGACCGCGCAACTGGGCGAGTCGATCGCGACCATCGCGCCGATCGCAGCCCAGGCGGGCATCTCGATCGAGGAGGTCTCGTCAGGCTTCGCCGTCCTGACCGCCCAGGGCGTCCCTGCGGCCGAGGCGGCGACGAAGATGCGCTCAGCGATCGTCGCGCTGATCTCGCCCAACGAGGCGCTCAACCGGATCCAAGCCCGGACCGGGATCAACTTCGCGAAGCTCGCCCGGGAGAAGGGCCTCGCGGTCGCGCTCGAGAAACTGCGCGAGGTCACCGGAGCGGCGGGTTCGACGTTCAACGATTTCTCATCCGAGCTCGCCGCGACGAAGGGCACGGTGGACGATGCCCGCACGATCGTCGAGAAGTTTCAGCGGACGCTCGGGCTCACCGACGCGCAGGCTGCGGAGTTCGTCGCCGCGGTCGGCAAGGACGGGATGGGGCAGGCGCTCTCGGATCTCGCCCGCAAGCTCGGCGCCGGCGACGCGGCGTTCGCGGACTCACTCGGTAGGGTCGAGGCGTACGGCTTCGCCCTCGCGACCACGGGCGACAACGCGGCAGCATTCGGGGATCAGATCGAGGAGACGCTCGCGACCACCGGGCTCGCGTCCGAGCAGGCCGCGATCAAGATGGACTCGCCAGTCGAGGCCGGCAAGCGCCTCGCGGCTGAACTGAACACGCTCTCGATCCGCGCATTCGGCCCGTTCGCCAACTCGCTCGGGCCGCTGGTCATCGCGCTCGACCAGTTCGGCGGGGCGATGCGCGCCATCGTCGCCCCCTCGAGGCTTGTCGGCGGGGCGATCGGGTTCATCGTGCAGCGGCTCGTCGCGTCCACTGCGGTCCAGGGCGCGCTCCGCGTTGCCGGCGCCGCTGGCGGCGCGGCGTATCGGCTCGCGTTCACGACCGCGGCGTATCTCGGTGGGTTCATCGGGAGCCTCGCCGAGACCCTCTCCGGAACCGGCCCGATCCGCTCTATCAAGAGCGCCGCGGCGAAGCTCGGTGGGGCGTGGAAGGTCGCGTTCATCACCGCGGCGGCGGTCCTGTGGTACGAGGTCGTGCTCATCTCAGAGGCGCAGAAGGCGGAGATCGCCAACCAAGGGCAGGAGATCGGCGCGGCGCTCGCTGAGCAGATCGCGCACGGGACCACGGAGCAACTGCAGCAGAGCCGGGGCGCGTTCATTGCCGGGCTCGATCAACTCGAGACCTACCCGATGCTGTTCGGGGTCACGAAGGCGGCGGAGGACGAGCTCAAGCGCAACCTCGCCGCCGTCGAGGCGGAGCTCATGCGCCGCGGCGGATCCATCCGGGATCGCTGGTACGACGACGTCAGTGATCTCGGCGGCACGCTCGCGGACGGAGTCGAGGACGGAATCGGCCCGACCGGCAAGGCGGCGGACGATCTCGGCGACGCGCTCGAGGACCCGCTCAGCGATGCCGCGAGCGATTCCGAGAAGGCCATCTCGGACGCGGTCGACGGGATCCTCAAGAAGCTCAAGGACGCCCGGACCGAACTGTCGAACGCGGCGAGCAACGCGGCTCATGCGATCTACGATCCGATCATCGCCCAGGCGAATCTCGCCGCCACCGAGCGCGAGATCACCGAGCAGCAGCAGGTCGCCTCCTCGAAGGACTCGAGCGCCGAGCAGATCCAAGACGCGAAGGACCGGCTCGTCGAACTGCAGATCGCCAAGATCGGCTATCTCGCTGAGCTCGCGGGCTATGGCGACCAGGCCGCGGCGGACACCCTCGAGACGCAGATCAAGGTCCTCGAGTCGGTCAAGGGCCTCACGACCGAGCAGAAGCTCTACCTCGCCGAGCTCCGCCGGCAACTCCGCCTGACGCGCGAGGAGGCCGACAAGCTCACGCACTCGCTCGGTCACGAGGTCAAGCCCTACGTGCCGCCTCGAGGCGCGCCGGTGGCATCCGCCTCGGGTGGCTATCTCGACCCGGGCGTGTATCGGTTCGGCGAGCGAGGCTCGGAGGTCGTGACCGTCGCGGAGGGCTACCACGGGCTCGCGATCCCGGAGGGCGTCATGGCCGGCGGGATGGCGTCGCAGACGTTCCAGACGACGCTCATCATGCCCGGCCCCTCGACCCGCGATCCGTTCGCGATCTTTGACCGGGCCTCGCAGTTGCAGCGGTTCGGCGTCCTCAATCCCGAAGTCAAGGCTGTCGAGGGGGTGATCCGAGGATGACGCTCAACCTCGGCGGCTACGTCACCGAGCTCACGTTCGACTCGGTCGATCTGCAGCCCGACGACCACTCGTACGTCCTCTGGATCGCCCGCGGGCTGCAGGGTGCGCCGACGGTGCGTGGGTCCGACACGATCGTTCCGCACGCACCCGGGCGGGTTGCGCGCTCCCGCCAGGCCGACACGCTGCGGATCGAGCTCGACGGCCGGATCTTCGCCTCGACGCCGGCGGGGTTTCAGACGACGCGGACGCTGCTCATGGCGCTATTCGACGGCGTCGCGGAACCGCGGCTCCTGTCGTGCCTCCTCGAGGACGGCGCCACGACGGCCGAGATCTACGCTCGCCCGATCCCGCCGCATCTCATCGACGAGGCCGTCCCGAGCTACCTCGCGCGCCTGAGCATCGCGCTCGAGAGCGTCGACCCGTACTGGACACTGGGCGGCTCCTGACCCGTGGCGGTGTCGATCGTCTACCAAGAGAACCTCTCGGGCAGCGTCGGCAATCTGACGTGGGGCACTCCG